GCTATTATTCAGTGCCGCTGAGGGCTCCTGAGGGGCTTGTAGGCGCTTAAATAGCCTCATACCCCCGGCTACCCTAGCTCTAATCGCTTACGAGGCGCTGTTGGAGCCTTGCAAGCGATCCTAGTAAAGTGAAGTAATCAGCCTTGTGAGCCCAGTCGTTCCAGCAGCGGCCATCGGTCTGCACGGTGGCCAGGGCCACTGCCGTGATTTCACCCGCCTTTGCCTGCTCGAGAACTTTCTCCAGCAAGGCAACAACGCTGGGGACTGGCTCCCCGGGGGCGACGTTCCCGTGAATACCCATTACCTTAGTCATGGGGGACAACCTCGTATTCGATCAGCCAGGACTCGAGGGGCACGGCCCACTCATCGTCACCCTTGGTAGGCTCCCAGGCGTAATAAAACTTATCCTCGAATCCTTGAGCCGGGTCCAACACCACAGTCTGTTCGCCGCGACAGTCGATGATTACCTGGTGCAGCCCGCCGCGAGTGTTTAGGCTGGCAACCTTTGCCAGGTAGACTTTGCCGCCGTAGCACGTATGACCCTCGTAGAATACTGAGCGATATTGGATGCCCAGTTCTTCGAGGCACCAGCGGATCGGCTTACCCTCTACCCAGAGGGCATCATGAAACTGCTGTACTGCATCTTCGGTTGGAACACCCGCTAGCATGGCAAGGCATGCCGAGATGCAGGAGTTTGAAGTTGGTTGCGTCTGGGGGATCATGGCTTGTACCAGTCGATGAGTTCTTGCATGGACGCCGCGCAGGTCTTAGCTGCCAACTTCCAACCGTTCGAAATGTTAGCTGCCTCCTTGCCGCCCTTCGGTTTTCGGTTCGGGGGCAAGTAGCAGGGACGCAGCAGGCCCGAGGGTGGAGTTATCTTTTGGGTCTTGTACTCGACTACCACTTTTGGCGGGGGCGTCGGTGCAGGAGTCGTCGTACAGGCAAGCAACAGACTCAGGCATAGGGATGTCAAAATAATTTTTAGCGTCGGCATCGGTTTTCTCCAAATCGTCCAGCTTGTCCCTTAGCCTTTGATCGTTATCCCTCAGGGTCTGGTACGTGTTCAGCAGTTTGGTGACTGCTAGGTTATCCTTTTCCCGTTGCCCGCCAAGGGTGTCGATTACTTTGGCTTGCGCCTCGTTAACCCCTTCCACAAGGTCAATCCGTTCGGTAGCCCGTTCGACTTTTACCTTCTCGGCCTCGAAGTCCGACTTCAGATTGGCGATACTGGTTTCTTGTCGGATCGTCTGCATCTTCAGCGTGACTCCCAAGCCAATACTTGCCAGGACTAACGCGATGAGACCGTATTCAATCCAAAGTCTAACTTTGCTTGTTATCAGGTTCATTACTGACTCCCACCCGCTTGAAGACCAGCGGCTCAAGTTTTCGTATGGTGGCGGAGGCTCCTAACCAACCGCCAACCCCAACTATCACTCCAGTCATTTCCTCACCCACTCCGCCCACACGGCAGAGAAGGAGGATCAGCAAGCCAGCAAACCCGGCGGATAGGCCTTCAACCAGGAAGCGTACTAAGCTGGGCTTTTGCCCAGACTCGAGAGTGCGCATCAGGTAGCCCAGCAAACCACCCGTAACAGCCAGCACGACGTAGGAGGTGAGCTTTATCCACCACCGGGTTTCACTGTCCATCTACCAGGCCCCTTGCCGCTAGCCACGACTGAGGCCAGTCAGCGGGGCGCGGCTTGCCAGGGTTCCAGGTCTTCAAGTAAACATCCCATGCGGCCTGTTGTGTGGTAGGTAGCGGTGCTGGGGAAGTCCACAGAAGCAAACGGGCCAGGGCAAACGCCAGCACGTCATTGAACTCGAGTTCGTTGTAAACCGAGTCGACATCAGACTTGACGCCGAGTTGCTCGCATACCGCCTTGGCGATAGGCCCAACGATGTAATGGTTCATAACGCCCCACACACCGCCCTTCGATGCCTGGTTGCCCTTTTCGAATTGGGCGAGCCCGCGTGCTGGACCACCGCCGATCTGGCGACGGGTACGCAGGTGCGATTCCTGGTAGCAGATGGCAAGTACCACCTGGGCGGCTGCCTGAGTGTTCATCTTCGGCGGCAACAACGAAAAGGCTTTCTTCAGGGTGTCGATCATGGCTGTTTACCTCCAATCGTGATTGTGACCGAAGGCTGCACCGCGCCAAGGCCGGTTGATGTTTCTGCTTTCTTGTATCGCAGGTTATCCAGCATGTAGACCAAGAGCTTCTCGCTACCGTCTAACGCCTCTGCCCGTGCCTGATCCTCCAGGCGATCCGTCGAATCCTCCTGAGCGTCGGCATATGCCTCAGCAAAGGTGGCGTCCATTAGTTTTAAGCGCAACCAGCCACGAGTCACCCCGGCGACGTTACAAGCACGCCGAATTGAGCCGTGCCTGCTTATCTCCCTGAGGAATACCTCGGACTCATCACGCGAGATGCCTCGCTTGTGAGCCATGGGGGTTACTCCTCGATGCGACCTTCGAACGGTCCGTTGATGCTGACGAAGTTAGCTCGCCACACGATGGGCAAGTCAACAAGGCGGACGTACTCGGTCTCGTTCACCAAGCCTTCGAATTCTTCCGTGTGGATAACCGCGTCTTCCTCGTAAAAGTCGACACGACCTTTACCCATCTCACCTTCTTTCGTTCCCAACTTGGTAACGATAATTTTCATCTTTCTCTCCAACAACAAAAAGCCCCGCGTTAGCGAGGCCCTTTGTAAAACGGTTGAGGTTAGTCGCGGTGCAGAAGACCCCCGGGTCGTTGTTCCTTGCGGATCATATCAAGCACGATACGACGAATGTCTTTTCCCCTGGGGCCGAAGTGATTAGTCGTGTTGTTGACCACACGTTCCTGCAGTTCGGCGCCCAGCTCGGTTTCCCCGATAACGCCTTTAATGCCGTCCAGGACCTTGCTGGCATTAGTAAAGGTCCGACCACCTTGCACGATGAACGGCGGGTTGCCAGGGGTACAGGCGCAATATTGCAAACCAACCCCCAGGCCAGCGACGTAGTCTTTTCCTACGACCCATCCGGGTGCGATTTTGATTGAGTAGACGGGGGCTACGTCGCCGTCTTCGGATGCGCCCAGGATACGGCACGCATTCTCGTATGCGGTACGCAAAGACTCAGGCCAGATGCCCGGGTAGTAGTAGGCTGCAACATCCAGCGCTGACAGGACCTGAGCCTTCTGTTCTTTGGTCAACTCAACCGAGCCGTTGTCCTTCACGCCGATCAACTCGCGCAAGTTGTTCATCTCGGTAACTAAGGCGCAATCGTCCAGGATGTCCAGAAGGTCCTGTAGGGCGACTTTCGGCTTCAGTCGGGGTTCCGGCTGTACATATGCGGCCAAAATGCCCTGACAGCGCTCGAGGACGTCCAGGAGTCGGCTTACCTGGCCGGTACGCACGCCGAGGCGTTGAGTCAGTGCCTTGTTTTCGCATTCGCTGTCGAAAACCCGTTTTTCAAGTTCTTCAACGCGCTTCAGTGCTTTGCACTTGGCTTCGATCTGGACTACGAGTTCCCCTTCAAGCTTGGCTGCCATGTGATGGAGGCGGTTCAGTTCACCACACAGGGTTTCGATGGGATGTGCTTGGGAACTGCACACCTGCGTTGAAAAGCCGGGACTTGAGATGGTGTAGAGTTTCATCCCATTATCATGGGTAGTGATGCTGTGCACTGAGTATTTCATGGCTAAGGACTCCTTGGCCGTTATGGGGTTACGTCAGGTAACCGCCGTTTCCTGATCCTAGCAGACCCAGGACCTTGAGTTCGTGTTCAACCACACGCATGGTCGTAACGCCGATAGGCCCGGTGCGCTCGTTAACGCTTTCCAGGGCCTTCGGAATGTGCGCGGCCAGGTTGCCTGACGTATTCTGCAGCAAGCAAGCATTAGCGGCACTGAGGAGAACGGCGCGGGTGATAGCGTGCATCACAGCTTTACCGCGTAGACGTGCTTACCACCGCAGTTGTAACGGTACGCAATGCGACCATCGCGGGTTTGCTTAGCCGGGGCGCCTTCGACAGCGGTGCAGGTGGTAGCGTCCACAGGCAACGTAGGGCTAGGCGGGATCGACGTGCAGCCAGCCAGCAGGACGATAGCGAGAACGAGAAGATGTTTCATAACGGTGACCTCCGATTGGTTTCACCAACTCAACCGCCCGTAGGCGGCTGGTCGTGCTGGAGAACTTAAGCCGAAAGCGAGCGGCGCAGGCGGTCGGCTTTCAGGAGGTAAGAAGCGTAGTCCGAGAAAGCGCGGCGGGCGTATGCAGCAGCGTAGGCTTGAGCGATCAGTTGTTCGTTAGTCATGTCAGTTACTCCAGGTAGGTTGGCCCGTTTGAGCCGATGAGTTCATTCTACCTAACAACAAGAACGCCCGCCATGGAGGCAAGCGCTTTTTCTTGAAGATTATTTCCGTCGCGGGGTAACGGTGAACCCGACGATGCATGGCGACATCCCGGGAGGCAGCGGTCGGCCTTGCACCTTATAGCGCCGTTGGGGGATCGGACCGTTGAACCAGTCCATGAAGCTAACCGTTTTCATCACTCACCCCCTATTGGGAAACGGATCGATTGGCCGTTGCACCGGAGTACCAGCTCGCCCTCCTCGATGCGCGCATCGATCAGCGCGAATCCGTGGAAGCCGACCCCGAAGTAGTTGGCCGCTTCCTTGAGACGTTCGTAGAGTTCCTGGGCGTTCATGCCAGCTTCTCCCACTCATCCCACCAGGTGCTATCCGGTTTCGTGCTGCGGAGGTGCATACCCTCGTGATCGATCCACATCATGAAGGAGCGACGGGTGAACGGGTTGAGACCGCGCACCTTTACGCGCTCATCCGTGTGCTGGACCGAGATGATACCGAAGGCTGTCTGGTAGGGACCAGGCAGCGTATCGGGGGTCAGTTCGTGCAACTCGGGTAACAGGTTCATACTGGCACCTTCACGGAACAGTTGCCTGCGTGCCCGTCAGGCAGCGAGCAGACCAGGTTGAAAGGCTTAGGCAGTTGGCACTCGCCTGGTTCCTGGAGCGAGTACATCTTTAGCTGCGCAAGGGCTGCATCACCCTCGACGCCGTACGACTGACCGTGGTCTAGTCTGTTCTCGTACTCCTTGATGATGCGCAGTATCGCACGGGCTTGCATTACTTTGATCATTCGCCCACCACTGACGGGTCGCTATCGAACTCGGTGTCCAGGAAGCCGCAGGCCTGGAAAGCCTGTTCACCCACGGAAGCTGGCTTACCCCTTCCGCCTCGACCCCCTCCGTACACCCGTTCGATCTGCTGAGGCTGGGCCTCGCTGATACGGGCCGTAACGGTGCGCTGGTAGGGCACTCGATTGCGAACCCGGATGTCTTCGACCGTAGCCTCCTGCTCAGGCGTCAGGGGCTTGATGGGACGCTCGACTACCCGGTCGATATGCCCAGCAAAGTTATCAACCAGCCAGGAGCGTTTACCGTCAGAGCAAGCGACGTAATAAGCCGGGTTGCCTTCCTCGAGGATAACGTTGGTCCAATGCTTGCCGCCGTCGAAGGTGATTTGGTGCGTAGCGTCTTCCCACAGGTTCAGGTTGCGAACGAAGTCACGACCTTTATCAAAATCCTCCCGCAGGTCAGCTGGCGACATAAGCGGGAACGCCATTTCATCCCAGTAGTCCCACTTCTCGGTGGGGGCAATCGTCAGGCCGCTTTCCACCACGTTCAGGTGGATGGCCTCGGCGTAGATCAGGCTAATAGCCGATTCGGAGCCTTCGAAGATAGCCAGGTCAGGACGGGGCCACACAAGAGAGAACGGCAGACGGGCTTTAATCAGGGCTGGCATCAGGTCAGCAGCCATCTGGGCATTGCAGGTGAACTGGTCCATACAGGGACTCCTATAGCGAGACGGGCAGGTTGCCCGCCTGGCTACTATAAGACGTTAAGAGCGTTTCGGGAAACGGCGGTCGATGTCTTCATCGAAGTTGCGCTGTTGCTCGATAGCCGCGTCCAAGGTTGCCTGGTTGTTGCAGCTGAGGCACGCGGTGCCGTCATCGTAAGCGGTCAGGGTGAAGGCCATGTGGATGTTGGCGAGCCGGGAAGCGATCAGCATTAGTGCTGGGGTAGGACCTTTGTGCATTGCCATGGTGATTTCTCCTGTGTCCCGTATTGGACAAGGTCATCATACCATAGGTCTTATAGGTCCTAAAGCGGATACTCAAAGAAAAGGCCCCCAACCATCGGGAGCCGTTAAGCAAGGTGCTGGGTAGATGGCCCAGCTGGCAAAGCGCTGCTTAAAAGAAAATTGAGCCAGCGATCAGGCCGAGGATTACCAGCGCAATCGCGCCGAGGATCTGTACGCCTTTAGAGCTATTGGTCTTGGAAGCCATGCGGCACCTCAAAAAGTCTGGGGGCCAAGTCGAGACGGGAGTCCATCAAGATCTTGGGCAAAGTAAGTCAAATATATACACTCGGAATCACATTGTCCATGATTCAAAAAAGCATCATCAAAGCACCAGTGATAAGTTTCTCACCATCCTTCACCAATACTACCGATCCATGTTGGCTACAGCCGAGTGCAATTCGCACTGCTCGATAACTACCACGCTTGTAGTATTCTTTAACCGCAGTCATCTCACTAGGATGGCTACGACTAAGGCGATTCCATGCAAGATCAATGTCACTGATAAGCTGATCTTGATAGACAGCAGAACTACCCTCAGTAATGCCACCCTCCAACATGATTCGGTATTCGATTCCATATGGTCTAATCCCGCAGTCTTTCTTGATGGTGTTCTCGTTAACCCGATGAATATTCTTGATCCAGTGTTCCAACCATTGCTCAATCATCAATATTCTCCGTGTGACTGTACTGAACACCCTTGTGGTCAACGAATGGTTCTTGTTCAGCACTGATCTTTTGCATAACACGTGGTGTGACGCAGTTGCGCACTTGCAACACAATCGATTCAAGTTGTGAGATGTGCACTTTCTGCAATGCAACCATCTTTTCCAGTTGCTGTCGTTTTAACTCAGACTTCTCTAGTGCATCCCACAGTTGTTGAGCAGTGCGCCCATTAACGGTTTTCATCAAACATCTCCTGTGCATCCGAGTTGACCCAGGCTTCATCCACACTGCGCCAGCAACGAGTTGAGTTAATCAGTTTACTAAGGATGTGGGCATCTGGCACTGGTGCAATCTTTCCAGGATATAAACGTTTGAGCTCATTCTCGTCAGTATCACCATGCATGTCCCAACCCTCTTTGAATGCACGCTCGATGAGTACATCTACACCTAATAGCTTCAACAACTGGATTCGCAGTGCAATAACAAGCAAGTCATACTTCACTTTTAACCATTCCATAATTCAATCCCCGTCGAGGTGAGAAACAGCAGGCCGAAGGCCGTATGTTTTGAAACCGTTCGCAGCCCTAGCTATAACGCTACCCCTTCGGGGTAGCTAATAGCAGCAAGACGACCCGCGCGCCCGCGATAGGACTTATACACGCTATAGGAGTTTGGGAATCGGCGGTGTTTGTGTGGTGTCCCAAAGGAATTCCTCGGATTTAGTGACCTTATGCTCACCATGCGCTTGATCCCAGATGCGCTTGGCAAACTTCAGTGTGGTGTTTGACTTCTTTGCCAGCTCAGCAGATGACAGGCCCGGGGGTGTCCCAAAGGAATTCCTCGGATTTAGTGACCTTATGCTCACCATGCGCTTGATCCCAGATGCGCTTGGCAAACTTCAGTGTGGTGTTTGACTTCTTTGCCAGCTCAGCAGATGACAGGCCCGGGTTTTTGATCAGTGCAGCCAGTGCACGCTTGTGCGCAGTGTAAGTAATGGTCTCGACCTGGATAATCGAGAAACCCGTGAGTGACTGCAATTCGGCATCAGTGATCTCGGGGTTCGCTGCCTGGTACTCCTCGATGCGACGACGCATGTTCGGCCAGGTCAGACGATTGCGTTTGTACTCAGTACGGATTGGCTCCCAGTCAATGTCACCCGACCGATCAAGCATCGCTTGAATCAGTGTGGTCATTGGCAAACGCTCCACTTCGGAGAGTCGTGACAGTTCACCATGCAAGTCAACCGACATGCCCACCAGCTTTCTTTCTGCTTTACTCATTTGCGTTTCTCTACCAAGTAGGCACACACCAGGAACCCGATAAACAGCGAGATAATCATGAAGGTCATCTGGTCGGGTTTTCCCATAAGGACTCCGTAGGCGACAGAAGCCGCCCCAGAACTTGCGAGAGTAATAAGCACGATGATCAAATATTCACGCATCATTTATCTCCTTCATTGCCCGAGTGACTTGCGGGAGTGTCCAGCGTGAGTGCATGGCGATCTCATCGGGAGTTGCAAACTCCTTCATAAGTTCGCGTACCGAGATGACGACCACCTCCCAGGTTTTGCGATTACGTGATGCAGCAGTTGGAGCTTCGACCCGGAGACGATCCCAGTCCAAGTCGATAACCCCAAGGTCCTCGCGCTTCTTATCGGCCATCATAATAAGTGCTGATACCAGCCCCTGTTGCGATACCTTCTTACGACGGGCAAGTCCGCGAAGAACCTTTTGAACCTCGGGTCGTAACCCGACGCTATTGGCCACGGTACACCTCATATTCGGCTTTCAACCATGCTTCCCACATCAGCGGGCCACGGTCATGAATATAGCGCTGCATAAGTTCCTTGCAACGGGGTTCCACCCAGTCGCTGTAGGAGCTTTTTATCTTTCTTGGCTTTCTCATAGCGAGTATTACCCTTAAGCGTTTAGAACCTATACATTTAAGCATATTGGCTAAAGCCTTAGCTACTAGTTTCAATCTTTGAAAGCATCGTTTAGTATAGGCATCCTGATACACCGCAAACCCCCGCAATACACGGCTTCTAGGAGTATTCATGCCCGACCTGATATCAATAAGCGAGGTAGCCAAGGAGATGGGGTGGTCATACCACACGACCCGTAACCGGCTGGCCGCTAACGAGAAAACAAAGCCCCTAGGACAAAAGGTGGGCCACTCAGTGTGCTACCAACGCGAAGTCCTGGAGGTACTCCGTGGCCCTACCAAATAGTCCAGTAGATTTCCTGTACAAGGCCTGGTCGGAGGTATGCGAACCAGGTGATCATGTGTTTCTTTGCACGCGTAAGAAAGGCGAAGATAAGAAGAAGGGATGGGATGATTATTCGTTCCCATTCGGCAAGGATATGAAGCCCCGCCTCCGGGATTGGCTTCGGCAAAACAACCCGAAAGATATGGACGTCTACTGGTGCCCGCTGCCGTTCGATAGTCCCCAGCGGAAAGCCAAGTATGTGAAGCCGGTCAACCTACTGTGGTCTGACATCGATGACGGTGATCCAACCAAGTGCCGTCCCTCCGTTCTCTGGGAGTCGTCGCCAGGACGCCATCACGGTCTCTGGTTTCTCGACGAGAAGTTGCACGCTGAAGATGCCGCCGCCCTCAACAAGTCTGTCACCTACCTCATGGGTGCGGACAAGGGTGGCTGGGACCTTAGCCAAGTTCTCCGTATCCCCGGCACGTACAACCACAAGTACGACTCGAAGCCGCAGGTCAAGTTGCTGCACTGGGAAGAAAAACTACTCAGCCATAAACTCATTGCGAAGAAAGCCAAGCACGCGATACCTGAGGCGGTCGACACCTCGGACCGTGATTGGGGTGATGCTGAGGCCATTCTCAAGAACTACCGGCTACCGACTAAGCTCCTGACGTTACTTCACGGCGAGGCTGAGCAGGGCAAGCGTTCCGAGATGCTCTGGTACCTCGAGAACAAACTGTCCGAAGCAGGCATGAGCCCCGAGGAAGTTATCACGGTTATCCGCGAGTCGGACTGGAACAAGTTCAAAGGCCGTAAGGACGGGGATGAACAGTTGCGAGTCGAGATGATGAAGATCATCGAGAAGCAGATCACCGCCGAGCCCCCGCGTCGTAATAGAGCTCAAACCCAACCGGGGGACTTTCGGCTGCAAACATTCCACCAGGTCATGTCCAGCTTGCAGACCACACCAGGCTGGCTGATTCCCGGCTTCTGGATGAAGCAGTCCCACGGGATCGTGGCGGGCGAGCCGAAGTCTATGAAGACCACACTCTTTATGGACGCTATGATCAGTATCGCTACGGGCTCCCCGTTCCTGGGCAAATATCCGGTTGAAGAGACCGGCAACGTGCTGTACGTACAGAACGAGAACGCCGAGTGGATCATGAAGGACCGTTTCGAGAAGATGCTGATGAACAAGGGTCTCGTCGGTAAGGTATCTAACATTAAGGGTTCTAACCTGCGCGTTAAGTTCCAACCGGACGTTCCTTTATATATGGTCAACCAGCAAGGGTTCACGCTGACTGACCCCGATCAGCAGGACTGGCTCGAGGAAACCATCCAAGAACTTAAGCCCATCCACATTGTACTTGACCCACTCTACCTGATGTTCGACGGGGATATTGCCAGCGCGCAAGAACTGTTCCCCATCTTGCAGTGGTTGCTGTATCTCAAGAACGAGTACAAGTGTGGGATTACGTTGATTCACCACTGGAACAAAGGCGGCGAGTCTAAGCGCGGGGGCCAGCGGATGCTTGGTTCTACCACACTCCACGGCTGGATCGAATCAGCCTGGTATCTGAAGTCGATGCCCGCTGATGGCGACGAGGCGGAGATCGTCATGGAGCGCGAGTTCCGGGGCGCTGGGCTGCATAACAAGCTAGGCATCCGGGTCAAGATGGGCGATATGGGCGACCCGACTTATGAGGTCAGTGTCGAGGACCACTTCGCTGAGGAGGAAGACACCAAGCCGGTACGGGGGGGAGGTCCGAAGAAGGGTAGTCCTGAACAGATGATGGATGATATAATCTCCGTTATCACAAGTCGTAAGGGTGCCTCGGAGACTATCATCTCCCAGAACACCGGATACAACTCTAAGCAAGTCCGGGAGACCCTGGACATGATGATAAGCAAAAACACCTGTTACCGCGAAGCCGGTAAAGTTTACTTGAGGACGAACTGATGATCATTTTGGAAGGCCCGGACAACGCAGGTAAAACCACCCTAGGTGAGTACCTGGCCAAGCAGCTTCAGACGACCGTACGGCACAGTGAGCGCCCAGACCCTAAGTGGAACCCGGTTGAATGCCTTGCGCACTCCTCGCGGCAACTCAGGCCGCAACGCGCTATCCTGGATCGGGTCTACGCTATCAGCGAGCCCGTGTATGGCCCGATCTGCCGGGGGCAGTCGTCGCTGGGCGACCAGGGGGCCAAAGCCATCCTTGACCTTTACCATCGCCCGTACCTGATTATCTATTGCCGGCCACCGAGTTCGGTAATCCTCAAGAACGACGGTCGGGAGCAGATGGACGGAGTTATCGACAACCACGCCGCTATCATCGCCGGGTACGACAAGATCATGACCGACATCGCTATGTTCTCCCGCTGTACTGTGGTTCGATATGACTGGACTAACCGCACCAGCCTTCCCCAGCTGGTTGAAACCTGCAAACGTCACCTCCTTAAATTCGACCAGGCTATCTGGTCCTCCACCTGGATGGCTTAACCATGTCCCACATTAGTCACAGCGAGCTTGTCGCCTTGTTCAACCAGAAGATCATGAAGATAGACCCAAGGCCAATCGGCCTGATGGATCCAGCCGAGATGGCTTTCTCCGCCAAGTCACTGCGAGAAGAAATTGTCGAGATGGTGGATGCCTACGACTCAGGTGATCTGGTGGGCGTAATCGACGCACTCATCGACCTGGACTTCTTCCGCTTAGGCATCCTGTACAAGCACGGCATCACCGAGGAACTTTACGAAAAACTGTTCACCGTAGTGTGGAGCAAGAACATGAAGAAAGAACTGGGGCAACCCAAGCCCGCACGATGCGAGTTGGCACTTGATGCCATCAAACCCCCTGGGTGGGTTGGCCCAGAGGACGAGATCCGGCAATTGCTGGAAGAGCATATGGATGCGGGACAATGACCGCGCTCGTTCAAGCCTGGTCAGACTTCCTCGAGAAGCTCTGTACCACCAAACCTGCGGCTTATGTCCAGATCCGCAAAATGTTCAATGGAGAAGTATGGGAGGTTCCCTTTGATACTTTTGATACCGGCATCGACCTCAGCGCCTCGACTGTTGCGTACGCTTCTTGGGTGTCCAAGTTCGGTCAACTTGACCGTAACTACCTTAACCTCGAAGAATTTCAAAAGCTGTCGATCAAGTTCCGGTCACGAATGGCGAAAGAACAAACCTGTCTTACTGCTCGCTTTGGAAATCAGGAGAAGAAAAAAGAATCGATGGGTTTCTGCATGCAGACGCTTTCGCTCAACTATCTTCGGAAACCCACTGAAGGAACTCCAAAATTCGTCATCGAAGTCTACTATCGGTCCACTGAGACCGGGCAGAAGTTCCTTGCTGACCTCAAGTACTTACAAGAACGCATCCTCCCGATTGTCCTCGAGGGCATTCCGATAAAGCCGGACCTGATCCGGTTCCGGTTCTGCACTCTCTACATGTCTTCCATGTTTTTGCCCATCCTGTTCCAAGTCCGGGATCCTGTGAAGCTTGTGAAGGCCATTCAGGAGCATGACCCACACTGGTACGATAGGACAGTGAGCCAGGCTCTCGGGCGCTGGCTGCAGGACGACAACCCGTACAACTGGCAGACCCAGGCTAAGCAATGGGTTAACTTCCGGGATAACGTCAAACCGAACCTGACACCCCAACAACTGCGTTCACTCAAGCGCCTATCGAGGGCAAACAAATGAAGATGAAAAAAGCCATAAGCGATGTATTCGAGAATTTTGGCTGGGGGGCGATTACTTTCCGGCCAACCCGCTGGCAGGGCCTTGACGTAACGACGCAACCCGCCGCGCTAATGAAGGAAGATCTGCACGTCACCATGCAAGCCGATTTGCACCAAAACTACAGCTTGGATTATTACGCCGAGGCTATCGAGCCCAACTTGCCCTGGGCCGATAAGCACTTTGAAGAACGGGTATGCGGCTACCCGATCAACCCGGGAACCGAATGGGCCAACTGGCCCTTTGGCGTGAATGCCGAGAAAGCTCTTGACATGCACGGACAGTTCAACCACAACTACATGGAACGTTACTGGCCCGTGCGTGCTGGTAAAGCCCCAGCGCATCCGACCCGGGGCGTAAAAGAGTTTTTCGACCTTGCACGCCACGCATTGCTTCTGGACGATACCAACCGAGGCATCCGGCACGAATACGGCGATCTCGGGGGCCTGGTGCGCGATCTGGCCGCCGAACCGGATACCCGACAAGCATACCTACCGGTTTGGTTCCCCGAGGACACTGGTGACGCTCACAAGGGCCGCAAGCCTTGCACGCTGGGGTATCACTTCATCATGCGCAACGGCAAGTTGGACGTGACCTACTACATGCGGTCGTGCGACCTGGCTAACCACTTCCGCGATGATGTCTATTTGACCGTGCGCTTACTCCTGTGGGTCCTGGACCAATGCCGCATCCAGAACGCCCCGGCGTGGCGCGACGTGGTGCCCGGTAAGTTCACCATGCATATCACCTCTCTCCACATGTTCGTCAACGACTTTCGTAAGATCTACGGGGAAGACGAGTGAATCATTATGAAAGCATCCGAGAAGTTCACACGGATATGGTTGGGGGCTATGTCTCACGGCGTTTCCCTCACCACGTTTTCTCCTACGGATGGAATCCAGATCTTGCCAAGAGAATCCTGGTTAATCCAAAACGGGCCACCAAGCGAGTTGCGTCCTATGTCGACTACGCCGATCTTGCCAGAGCTAGCAGCCGCGCAGCTAACGGCAAAGACTTCTCTATCCGATTCGGAGTTGAGAAAACTGGTTCGGGAAACTTCGGTGAACGCGGGGACTTCTGCTTGCTCGGCGCCAGTTACACTATCAAGGGCAGAACTCTTACGCTCCACTACAGATCTCTTGAACTCTTTGGAGGACTTGTCTACGATCAGGCAATCCTTCTTGAGGTCATTGGATCTCTCGAGCTTGATGTCAAGCGGATTGTTGTCATGTGTGGGTCCTGTCATTCATTCGCCCTTAAAGGTAATTCAAATGAGAAGCTCTATCGACAACTTCTCGACATCTACGGCACCCCCCGCCGTAAGCCCCGAAAGGCTAACGCGGGATGAGATGTTTATCGAGATGGCCCACACGGCTGCAAAGCGTGGGACGTGCAACCGGCTGAAAGTCGGTGCGGTTATTGCCGTTGACTCGAGACCGATTAGCATGGGGTATAATGGCACGCCGCCCGGGGCTGCGCATTGCGGGCCGGAGTGCACAATGGCCAACCCCTGCACGAAAACTCTTCACGCCGAAGCCAACGCCATTCACTGGGCTCAGAAGAACGAGCCAGTCTATGGGGCATACGGTGCGACGATCTACGTGACTGATTCACCTTGTAAAGCCTGCGCCATCCTGATTCACCTTGCTGGAATCTCCCGAGTCGTTTACGACCGGGCTTACCGAATTCGAGACGGTATAGAATATCTCGAGAGCCACGGTATTGAGGTTATACAATGTCATGTAAAGCCTGCGACAAATGCGAACTAAGTCGCTACGCCAACAACACGTGCATTCAAGGCGTCGGTCCATCTGACGCCAAGATTGTTGTTGTGGGTGACAACCCCAACTACGCCGAAGATGCAAAGGGCGAGTACGGACACGGCAACCCCGACAAGCTCCTGAGTGATTTGCTGGAGTCTGCCGGGATCGACCGCGACGAGGTCTACTACACGCCTGCGGTCAAGTGTCGTAAAGCCGAGAACGGCAAGGTATCAGCTACGCAGATGAAAGCGTGCAAAGAATACCTGCTGGAGGAACTCAGCACGATCAAGCCAGAGATGGTAATCACGCTGGGGGCGACGGCGCTGAAGTCGCTGACCAATAAGGCGAAGATCACCGACCTGCACGGCAAGACGCACGAACACAAGATGGGGTTCAAGCTACTCCCGACTTTCCACCCGGCCATGTCGTTACGCGATCCTCGGTTCTGGGACCGCATCCATACCGACTTCCGGAGGTTCGGGAAGCTGGCCAACGGGGAAGAACTCCGGGTCCACACGCTCAACGCCCGTAGCATTCGGTCACGTGGCGGCCTGGAAGACGTTCTCAGCGCCGTTCGGCGTTCCGGGGTAGTCGCATATGACCTCGAAACGAACGGGCTACAGCCCCGCCTCAAAACGTCCGAGATTGGGCAGACGGTCATTGCGACCCGAACCCAGGAGTTTGTGGTCGAGCATTCCAGCTTTTCCTACGCCACTTTGCGCCGCTGGCACGAGAAGATGGCTATCGCCCTCGAAGGTAAGGAGGTTTTAGCTCAGAACGGCAAGTTCGACAATCTCTGGTTGCACTACATGTTCGGTGTCCGCTTCCCGCTGACGTTCGACATCATGTTGGCCTCGCATCTGCTGGACGAGAATAGCCCGAACGACCTCAAGCAAAACGCCCGAACTGAACTCGAGATGGAAGACTGGGATATACCTCTTCACATCAAGAACGGTAAGGGGCTGGATGGAAACGGACTGACGCCAGACGAGGAACGTCAACGAACCGAATACGCCGCTTGGGATGGTTACGCCACCGTGCGCCTGTGGCGCGTGTATAAGGACCGGTTGTCACATGATGAAGCCCTGGAGCGAGTGTTTTACGAACTGGTGATGCCGATAGCCCGGACGTATGAGGTTATCGAGATCAACGGCATCCACATTGACCAAGAACGGATGTCCGAAGCCCAGAAAATTCTTCAAACGAAAATCCGTAAGCTCAAGCGGATCCTGGACCGTCACATCAATCCGTGGCGCAAGGCCGCCAACGATAAAGTCTACGACGAAGAAAACAACGTCATTGATATCAACTGGAACTCGGGAGCATTCGTCAACCGGGTTCTTTTTGATTGGCTGGGTCTCGAGGCGATGGGACTAACGGACGGGGGTGCACCGTCTACCGCTGAAGATAACTTGCTGAAGATGAAAGGTCAGCACGAGATCATTGGGGTTCTACTCGAGTACCGGGGCGCGTTTAAGCAGATGTCGTCGTTTATTGACGGCTGGAACAAACGCATGATCGACGGGTACATCTACCCGGGCTACAAAGTTCACGGCACTGTTACTGGTCGGCCCGCGTGCGCGAACCCTAATCTTCAGCAAGTGCCACGTGACCCGTTCATCCGTTCGCTTATCGGTGCGCCACCCGGCTGGGCATTCTTCGAGATTGACCAAAGCCAGGTTGAACTGCGTCTCGCTGCTGTGGCGGCTAATGAACCAACTATGCTTGCGATCTTCCGGGGCGGGGGTGACATTCACGAATCGACCTACCAGCGGACCTTTGGCATATCCACAGAGGAAGCTGTGGCCCATATCGAGGATCCGGGTAAACGAAAAGCTCAGCTGAAGGAGGAACGGAAGAAGGCGAAGGCAATTAACTTTGGTTTTATCTACGGCATGGGCTGGAAACTGTTCATGGAGTACGCGGCATCCAAGTTCGGACTTGTGGTATCCGAAGCCGAGGCCAAGAAAATTCGTAAACGCTTCTTTGAGATTTACTCCGGCCTGGTCAAGTGGCACGAACGCCAGCGCCGCCTGGTACACGTGATGAAGGGCGTGCGTACCCTAACGGGTCGTCTGCGTCACTTGCCACAGGTCGATAGCCCGGACCGGGGCCTGATGTCCGAAGCCGAACGAAACGCTATCAACGCCCCGATCCAGGGTTTTGGTGCGGAGATCGTGCTGATGGCCACTATCGAGGTGAACAAGTTCTTCAATAACAATCTGGTCAAGATCCAGGGAACCATCCACGACGCCATGGTCGGGCTGATCCGGGAAGACGTCGTTCTCGAGTGCGCAGCCCGCATTAAAGCTATTATGGAGAGTCCGAAGATCATGAGCGATTTTGGTATAGAATTGCCGTTACCTCTGGTAGCTGATGTGACTATCGGGAATTGGGGCAACGGTAAAGAGTACGACGCCGCCGACTTACCAGCGCCTATTGAACTGGACGAAAACTATGAGCCCCTCGCGGCGTAAGCCCGTTAAACGGTTCTATCTCAAACACACACCCTCCGGGACTGTCTTTTATGTCAGAGAGAAAAAGATCTACGAGAGGTTCTTGCGCCAGCCATGCGTCAGAAGCGACCGATCCGAGTATGAAGCCTTTCGAGGTATCGCACTCAAAGATTAAACTTGCCCGCCGCTGTCTCAAGGCATACGAGTACCGCTATCTGAGGAAGCTCCAGAAGCGCGTTAAGAGCCGACCGCTGATTGTGGGCAGCCTGGTTCATGAATGCCTCGAGATGTGGTTCAGAGACGGCCATTACACCCCGGCTATTGCTAAGTGGAAGGAAAGCGAATACAAGAAGATGTTTGCCGAGGAGCAAGCACTCTTCGGTGACGTAATCCCGCTTGTCAAGTCGCTGATCCGGGGCTACATCCAAAACTGGCAAAAAGCCGATCTCGAGATGGTGTGGGTAGAGAAGGAGTTCCGGGTCCGTATCGGTGACGCTGGCGACCCCGAAGACCACCTGCCAGATCCCGGCATCTGGCTTATCGGGAAGATCGACGGCAAAGCATTGGAGAAGGGCCGGATATCTTGGCTAGTAGAGCATAAGACCTGTAAGCGGATGCCCGGGGAAGAAGTCCGTATCTTCGACACGCAGGTTCTGCTGTATAACGCTGCACTCCCTCTAATGGGTGAACCGTCCGTTCATGGCGTGATGTGGGATTACCTCAGGACTAAGTTGCCGACCAAGCCCGCACTACTGGCTAAAGGGGACGCGCTATCGACAGCCAAAAAAATCGACACCACACGAGAGGTATACGAGCGCGAGATCAAACGGCACGGGTTCAACCCGGCTGGCTACCAGGACATCCTGGAAGAACTCGACGGGAAGCGTGACCAGTTCTATCGCCAGATCCGGCTACCGATGAATAAGACGATGGGTCAAACCATCCTGGACGAAGTAGTCGTAACCGCAAACCTTCTTATCTACCTGGAGAAACTCTACCGAAAATACCCAGACACCAATCAGCACCTGTTCACCCGCAACCTGACGCGGGACTGTTCCTGGTGCGACTATTCAACCCTCTGCCATTCGGAACTCCGGGGCGAGGATACGGACTACCTCCTGAAACACGACTATATAGTGAGAGTGAAACATGGCGATCAAGAAGCGCGCATCATCGAAGTCGAGCCCGACTAAATCGATCCTCGACCGTGCCAAACCCGTTACCGAGCAGGAACTGGTTATCACCGCATTGCTGTACGGGCGCAGCGGTACGGGAAAGACCACCATCCTGGGATCGTTCCCCAAGCCGCTCCTGGTGCTGGATATCGGTGAACGGGGCACTGACAGCCTCCAGGACGTTGAAGGTGTGGATGTGTTGACTATCACCGATTGGGCCGAACTCGAGGAGGTTTACTGGGCCCTGAACAATGGCGACACCAAGTACAAGTCAGTGGGCATCGATGCCACACACTCAATGCAAAACCTCGCGATCCAGGAAGCCCGCGAGATTGCCAACAAGAAAGACAAGGACATGACGTCGCAGCGCGATATGGGCCAGGCAACCGGCTTGATGAATACCTGGAACTACAACTTCCGGGATTTGCGCGACATTGGCATCAACGTTGTCTTCCTGGCACATGACCGCATCCGTACCACAGACACCGACGACGACGTAGACAGCATCATGCCCGAGGTTGGGCCGAACGTCATGCCGAACGTTGGCAAAACCCTGCTGGGGGCGGTAAACATCGTCGGCTATACTTACATCTCTGAGGTCGCCGAGAAAAAGGTTCCCGGCAAGAAAGCCGAGAAGCGTATGGAGTACCGCATGCTCCTCGGTGCGAACGCGGTTTACAACACCAAAATCCGTTCTGCAAAAGAAAATGTAACTCCGGAGTTTATTGTTGACCCAACTTACGATAAACTGGTCGCCGTTATCAAAGGGCAACAAGCTAGCCCAGCGAAACGCCGTTTAATTAAACGCACTAAATAAGGATTCATGATCATGGCACGCACTTCCCGTAATGCAAAACCGAAAACCAACGTCAAGGTAGACTTTACCGGCGTAGAAGCCAGTGGTAATCACCCGGAAGGCCGCTTCCTCTTCACCGTCGATGGCGTACCGGAAATCAAAACCTCCGAAAACTCCGGCAACGACTACATCAACTGGAAGCTCAAGTCGGACAAAGGCACCGTGTGGCACATGACCTCCCTGGCTCCACAGGCACTGTTCAACCTTCGTAACACTCTGGAAAGCCTGGGCGTTGAAGTCGAAGAAGCGGCCATGGACCTCGACTTGACCGAAGTCGACGGCCTGACCTGCGGCGGTGAAGTCGAATTCGAAACCTACCAGGGCAAAAAGAAATCCCGTCTCATCGACATCTTCCCGGAATCGGAACTCGAAGAGGCCGAAGAAGAAGAAGATTCGAAGCCTAAAGGCAAGGGCGCTAAAGCCAAGCCTGAGCCAGAACCGGCTGATGACGAGCTGACCGCCCAGGATCTGCTGGACGCCGACAAAGACGACCTGCTCGAGATCGCCAAAGACAACGAAGTCGAAGGCATCACCCTGAAACTGAAAAAAGATCTCGACGCGCTCCGAGCCCACATCGCCGAAGCCCTGGAAATCGAGCTGGAAGAAGCCGGTGCTGAAGGCAGCGATGAGCCAACCTTCGAATCGGTCCAGGAAATGTCCAAGGAAGAACTGGTCGCGCTGGCCGGTGAAAACGAAATCAAGCTGACCCTGAAGCAGAAAAAAGACCTCGACGGCCTGCGCGACTTCATCTGCGAACAACTGGAACTCGAAGCCGCTGAAGAAGAAAAGCCGAAGACCGGCGGTTCCCGTCGCAAAACCGGCGGCAAGGAACTGGCGGTCAAATCCAAGGTAGCCTTCGTCGATGACGGCAACGAAATGGAAGGTGTGGTCAAGTCCATCAACACCAAAGAAAAATTCGCGGTCGTTATCGTTGACGGCGAAGAATGGGAAGTCGAGCTGGCAGATCTCACCGTCGCCTAATCGCTAAACCCCAGAAAAACCCGGGTAGGCCAACTGCTCGGGTTTTTCTTTGAGAGGACCATGTTAGGCCGTCAAGAACCTTGATAGAATAGGTCCATACTCAACGGAGATACCGACATGTACTACCAAGCGACTGCAACCCTGAACGGCAAAACTTACGAAAGCGGTTTTTACCTCGACGGTCGTGACTGGGCCATCCGCATGCTGGTACGCCAAATCGGTTTCGAAAACCTCAACCTGATCACTGTGGAGACCATGTGAGATGCGTAACTATCTGGTCCTGACCACCGCATCTATCACTGACACCGTTCTGGTGTTCTCCCCCGCGTTTGGCGAGATGATGCGGGTTCACGCTAAGGTCCGTGCCCGTAACCTCGATCAAGCCCACCTCGCATACCTGGCCTCAGGTGCCAAGCTTGATCGGGTCCATATCCGCCCCGTCTAAAATTTCTAGCCCCGTTCTCGGGGCTTTTTCTTGTCCGGTAAAAATCTTCAAGAAAAGCCATTTACACGTCAAGGTCAAGGACCTAGAATGGACTCATCAACCCGGAGAAGCAAAATGAACGCCAGCCAAATTCAAGCCCGCATCGCCACACTGGAAACGATCTACAACTCGTTCACCCGTAACGCGAAGCTGGCCGATAAAGCCGCCGTCATCGCTAAGATCCGTACCCTGCAAGCCCAACTGTAATAGGAGCGTCAAACATGACCACTTTCACCGCCGAACAAAAAGCAGCAATCAAGGAACAAGCCAAGGCCCTGGGTATCAACGTTGTGGGCAAGTCCATCGAGAAGCTCCAGACCCTGATCCTGGAAAAGCAACCCGAAGCCCCGGAGGATTCCAGCCTGGAACACGTCCGTAAGCTGGCAACCGAGCTGAAGATCAAGTACACGAAGTCGACTACCCGTGAAGAGCTGGTGTTCGCCATCGCCGACGTCAAGGGCTGGGCTAACGAAAAAGCCGAGGTAATCGAGTTCCTGATAGCTGGCGGCAACATCGAAGAACTCCCGGGCTTCACCGCCATAGCTCCTAAGCCGAACTCCCGCGAAACCAGCGCTGGCGGCAAGGTCGAGCCACAGGAGCCTAAGAAGCCCCGCAAGCCGACTAAAGCTACCGATGCCGCTAAACCGGCTTCGAAGCCCGCTAAAGCGGCATCGGCTAAGCCTAAAGCGACCGGCGAAACCGTAAGCATCCAGGACATCTGCGAAGAACTGGACGTCGAGGGTCGGGTGGCCCGCCGCAAGCTGCGCGGTTCTGATATCGTTAAGCCGTCCGAATCCGGCTGGAACTGGGAAGCCGGTCACGCCGATATCGCTAAAGTCAAGGAATTGCTCAAAAAATGAAATTTAATCTTCGGAAAAAATCCGGGGTAAACGGAACGGAGATTAAGGTCTCCGTTTTGTTCAGTCCCGAGGAAACTGACCACGGGCTATGCATTGTCAACCAGGACCCGAACGTTCGCCTCGACAAGCTACGCATTGCCGGGGATGACGGCCAGCAAGCCGACCACGTTCTGATGCTCTTAAGAATCCTTTGCTCTGATGCTGGCCTGTGGGAGCTATCGAAAACCAACCGTGAACTGGCGAGACACATCAACCACGGGGTAGTCCGCAAGGAAGCCATAGCGTACGAGGCAGGTAAGCGGAAAAACCGTAAGCGGAGGAAACGCTGATGGAACTGCATACGGGAAAACGTCAAGGGTTTGTTATCGAGGGCAACCGGCGTGAGTTGAATATCGCCTCGATGCTCCCCGGTGCTGTGCATCGATCCTCAGAGGGCGTCGTCCGTATGCCCGAGAACCTGGCTTCCTGGCGTGCGCTACGGGCTATCTCGTTCGATTACGTCAGCGATAGCGCCGAGGATGCGTTAGACGCGCTGCAAACTGCCTACAGGAGCCACAGGCGCAACGTGCGCAATGCCACACGCCGGTTCAAGCTGACCGGCGAGACTGACATCCCGGTCCCCCTCGACTCGATCCCGATGGAACACCAGGTCCGTGCATTCGGGTTTTGCTCAATGCTGGACGAATCCGCGCTATTCATGGACATGGGCACGGGCAAGACTCTGGACGCTATCGCGCTGGTTATCTTCCGGGCCTTGCAAGCCAAGCCTAAGGTGTTCCGGGTTCTGGTTATCTGTCCGAAAGCCGTCAAACCCGTGTGGCCACGTGAGTTTGATAAGCACACGTCAGTCCACGTCTCTATTGGTATCGACTGCCCACCGATTCCAGCCCGGGGGCACATCGAAGTTTGGGTCACAAACTATGACCGGGTAAAGCGCGAAAGGAACCGGCTGCAAAAGTGGAAGCCCGACATGATTATCCTGGACGAGAGCCATCGGATTAAGAACCGGAAAGCCGCTCGTTCAAAAGCCGTGCATAGCCTCAAATCTAAGTTCCGACTTCTCATGACCGGCTCGCCTATGGGCAAGTGCATCTCGGAAGTGTGGTCTCAGTTCAGATTCCTGAAGCCTGATATCTTCGGCACCTACTCGCAGTTCCAGGACCGCTATCTCAAGATGGGCGGTTACATGAAGTTCAAAGTAGTCGGCTATAAGAACGAGGCTGAGTTCGCTGACAAGCTCCATAGTGTGGCCTTCCGTGTCACCAAAGATGAATGCCTGGATTTGCCGCCCGTCACCTACCAGCGCCTGTACGTCGAAGCGGACCGGAAAGCCTCAGACTTGTACCGGGAAATGAACCTCAACTATTTCTTCGAGGAAGATGGCGAGGAGGTTAGCGTAGACCGGGAAGCCACCAAGCAGATGAAGCTGCGCCAGATGGTTGGCGGCATCGTTAAGTCTGACGGGCAGGAACTAGTCCACATATCCAACATGAAGGCTAACGCGCTGGAGGAGTTGCTGGAGGATCGGACCGAAGACAAGACGGTGGTATTCTTCTCGTTCACTCACGAGATTGAGATAGCAAAAGCCATTGCCAAGAAGCTGAAAATGAATTACCTGATCCTCCAGGGTTCCACACCTGAGCGGGAGAGGGCTGTATTCGAGGATCGGTTCCAGGAAGACCCAACCATCCAGCTGGCGTTCATCCAGGTATCGACGGGGGCGGAGGGCATGACGCTAACTGCCGCTGACACATCGGTTTTTTATTCCCCGACCTTCAGCTACTTTCAATTTGCCCAGGCCCGCGACCGGATTAACCGGAAGGGTCAGCTAAGGCCCATGACAATTATTTCAATTATCATGGTGAATACTGTGGACGAGAGGGTTATGGATGTTCTAGAATCCAACCGTCAACTAACTGACACCTTTATGGAATCCAAGAGGAATTACACCATGGCTACCAAGAAAACCGAAGCTGCCCCGAAGACCGCTGTTGTCAAAACCGGTTTCACCGCGACCGCGATGGCCGAGAAACTGGGCATCGAACCAGCCGAATTGCGTAAGCATCTGCGCGCCACCGGTGCCGTCAAGCCTGCAGGCGGCTGGACCTGGGAAAGCGAGAAAGCCGCTGCTGACGTGATCAAGTCCGTCCAGGCCCGCATCAAGGAACTGGCCGCTGCTCCCGCCAAGGAAAAAGCCCCAGCCAAAACCGAAGCCAAGCCAGCGGCTAAGAAGCCTACGGCTAAAGCCGGTGCCGAAACCCCAAAGACCCCGGCCAAGAAAGTGGCCGCCAAGAAGCCAACCGCGAAGTAAGGTGGCGGGTTCGGGCCGACGACTCCGGACTGTTCAGCACTGTCAAGATGGTGCTTAACGGCCGGGTCGTTTCGGTCTCAACCGGGGATAACGTAGAAGCTATCAAGCATAAACTCTACTCCGGATATTTCCGGCTCCCCAGCCTTACGAAGAAAGTAAAAAAGCCCCGTCGAAAGTAGGGGCTTTTTCTTTGAGGTCGACATGGACGAATCCAATCTATTCAAGCGTCTCAAAAAAGCCACCCCGGGTTTCGACTGGACCCGTCATGAGGATAAGCTAACCTCAGGCATCCCAGACGCCTCCTACGGCGCGGAAGGGGTCGGGGGCTGGGTCGAGCTAAAGACATATGATGCCTGGCCGCGTAACGCATCACAGCCGCTTAAGTTCACCGACCTGAAGCCCACACAGGTCAACTGGGCTATCCGGCGCGGTCGCAAGCAACGCCGAGTGTGGTTTCTGGTAGCCGTGGCAGACGACTGGTTCCTGATCCGCTGGAAGTACGCTCGCCAGCTGGGCAAGCTAACCCGGGACGAACTGATGGCCATGTCCGATGCGTGTGGTCAATTCCCCATCCCCAAGAGCATCTCCGGGGTGTTTACGTGCGGGGAGTCAAAGGCATATGATGTAGAAGCATCCAAAGGAGGATCAGCGAATGACCCGCATCAACGTAGTTCCAGAGCAGGACTTGCTGGACAAACACCTATCCGGCGAGTACCACGAAATCTCTCGCGTCTTCGAGCTGGTACGTAAGTACCTGCAACGCGGGGGCTCGCTTTCGATCCCAGCCAATTACGTGCTGGGCGAAGGTCACGTCACCTTCTTTTACCGTCGCCTCCAGTACATCGCTACCCGTTATGTGCGTCTCGCCCTTGAGATGCGTTATCGGGCGTACAAGCGTGGCAAAGATTCCAGGGTTCAAATGCACGTCGTTTTGGAGCTGATCCAGTGCGCCCGTGATTCGATCCCGGATGAGAAGTGGTGGAACGACTATGAACCCACACCCGAAGCTATTGCGCTCAACTGGCAGCGCCTGGAGGAACGTTCATGAAAATCCGACTGATGAAGGTTAAGGGCCGTTGGGTTCCCCGCATCCTCTGGGAATTGAACTTTAAAGTCGACAACTTGCGCGGGGAAACCCAAGTGGTTCGTGACATGATTACCTTGGCTGAGAAGTACAACATAGCGGAGAGAAAAAATGGCACGCTCAAACGCTAAACCGATCCGGCCCCAAAACAAGCCCCGGATCTACTACCACGTTTACGAGGTCGGTCGAGCCGTACCTGGCTACTGGCGAGTGCGTCCCATCGAGGCCAAGTGGTCCCAGCTTCGGGTCAAGGAACGTGAGGCCCGTTTGAAGGCCAACCAGTGGTGTAACCGTCAGAATCAGAAGGAGTTTATTCTCTCGTGAAGAATCTCATGATCGGTGTTATCCTGGGCGCGATTATCGCCACAGTCAACGGCTGGGACTTCGAAGACGAAGTCAAGCAGCAAGAACTCTACTGCAACATGAACTCAGGAGGACTGTGGTATGACAGCCCCGAACGATTCCGTCAAATTTGTCCTGTTGAGTCAGGTACTGGAAAACCTCAAGAAGCTGCACGAATCCAGTCCTACACCTATACGCCGCCGTCAGATCGCCTCACTTTCTGAAACGCTCAAGGCGTGGGAAGACTTTGTTGTGTATGATCAGCAGGAACTGAGGCAGCTTGTGGCGGACTCCATATCCCACAGGCTAGGAGTATCCCGGCGTTACTGCCGATCCCGTCTCGAACAAATCCACCGTATAAGGAGCCAGTGATGGCCATGAAAACCGCTGTAGCAATTCTCAAGACTAAGCTCGAAAATGGGGCCAACGTCGAGTTCCGCAAAGATGACGAACACGGCAATCGCTGGTCTGCTCACATGGACGGTGAAGTCCTGGTCGACTACAAGCGCACGCTGTCTCAGGTCGTGTGGGAAGCTGCCCGACATCTTGGGGAAGACGTATGAAGCGCTTAGGGGAATTGGCCTTCATCGCCGGGGCTCACTGGTTCGAGATGAAGTCCCCGTGGGCTGGCGAAGAAGCGCTAAACGAGGCTGCCGAGGATTATGTCCCCGAACGCTCCTCCTTCAGTGAGGCACGTTCCCGCAAAGACTTTGAGCTGATGGCCGCTGTAAAGTACCCCGGGGCCCTAGCGCTGGGTCGTCATTCGATCCACCGCACCTACAAAAACGCTAATCTTGAAAAACGCTGGAAGGGCTGGCTCCTGTGCGACCAGTACCGGCACGGCATTAACCCGGAGGAAGAAGTATGAACCATGCGATGATCGACGTTGAGGCACTCCGTCTCAACAAACCATTCCGGGCTCCACTCATGGAGATCGGGGTAGTAGCTTTTAACGACAAGGGCGAGGTTATTGAAAGCCTGCGCATCTTGGTAAAGAAAGAAGGACTGCCGCGTTGGGCATCCGTCGAGAAAACCACACTCGAGTGGTGGAAGGAGCAGGACTGCTGGCACCAATTGCAGCGCGACATCATGCGCCTCGGTATCAGCGCCGAGCAAGCAATGCACGAAATGAACGCTTTCCTCAGAAAGCATAATGTTGGTCCGTGCTGGTTTGCTGGCCCCCAGTACGACCAGGTCATGTTGGAAGCCTACTTGGCCGACTTCGGTATCCCGTACCACTGGCAGTACAACGACTCGCGGGACTTCCGCACAATCCGTAAGCAGTATCCGGATGAGTACCAGTCAGTGCCGGTACGGGGAAACCACCAAGCGGTTGAGGACTGCTTGTTCCAAGTCAAGGTGTTGCGTGCAATCTACGTGTCTACTGGGAGGGCATGGAAATGAGATACAACCTTGAGATTCTTTATGAAGATGGGGTATCGGTGAAGGCCGGGGACGTTAACCCCAAGGTAGAGCACAACCTTCGCTTCTGGACCGGGATCGAGAATCACCAGTTCGACGGCGAGTGTGTGGTGCTGGGGGATGTGTCGACTATCAAGGAATTCATCCGGGTGTTTGATGGGGGTTACTTCGAGGAATTTAAAGCCCGCTGGCGGGGTCCAGAGCGTTGCCGTCTGGTAATTACGCGGGAGAAGGGCGCTGAGGCGCGCTGAGGCGGGAAATAAGGCCGGGGGGTAAGCTACCCTACCGGCTTTTATTTTGAGTGTCTTAAAGGTTACTTACATCCAGCACCAGGGCTGCGAAATAACCTTGCTTCAAAGCGGTTGGAACGCTGGTGTCCTCAATCGATTGGGTAAGAAGGTATTTTCCCTGTACCACAGTACCTTGGGCCCTGAGCGCGCCGTTGTAAACCAGGATGATAAACCGGGGCGGTTGAGCTCCGACCTGGCGTATATCCGTAGAGTACGGTCGCTGTGAGAAAGCAACGGCTATCTTGGTAGGTCCGGGATAGTTCTTGTTTATGAACACGGTGTCGGGTTGGTCCGGGTTAGTCTGCACCGCATCATAGCCAATAACTTTCATGTACTTCATCCGTGAGTCGAACACCACACGCCCATTGGTGCGGTTACGAACCAGGAAAGCCCATCGGGTATTTATTGGTGTGCAGTTAACCGGGTCATCGAAAATGTACCAATCAACCGCTTTGCCCTGAACGGCACATGTTACAGTGAAGGTTGTCACCCCGTTTGAAGCACTAGAGCCAACAAAACAGTATTCGGAGCAACTGATGGCAATGATGGGATTACCGCCAGAAACTTGCACGGTAAACCCCCAGGCCGAACCGAGTGCTGTTGATGCTGTGCCCGTCCCCTTAGTTCTCAGGGCCAAGTTTGCATACTGGCCATCGATAATAAGAGTACCCGAGTTTATGTTCTTTACTCTTAAACCGAATTCAGCCATCAGTAAACCCCATAGAGTATCGTCGCGTTACAGTTGGCAGTCCAGGAAATAGTTCTCCCGGAGATGCTTATGGCTGGAGCTTGGCCCGAAAAGGGAGCAAGCCCCGGATACACCACGGGGGTGAACCAGGCACTGCCTGATATACTGTCGGGAATTGTTACCGAGCCAGCCGCCGCCCCCGTGGAGATTAACCCCACCATACGTGTGATACGGTCGGTTAACCTTAGTATCTCATAGCCCGTGGTTGGATCCCTGATTATCAGGCCGAATTCAGCCATCAGCTAACTCTCCCAAGTGTGAGAACCTCAACGCTACCAGAAACAACGCTGATGGTTGAACCATTGAAGCTCATGCTTCCCCCGGGGTTGTCTGCATCCGTAGAACGGAAGACGGCCACGCCACTTTGCATATTCAGGTCAATCAGGGGCAAACCGGACGAGTTAAGCGCGAGAGAGGTAAGCCGTGCCCCAACAAGTGCGTTCTGTACCGTCAGTTTCGAAATGAACGCATCGTTGATAAACACCTGACCGTTGTTAACCACAAAGGGCGAAGACACAGTGCCCCCCGCCGTGCTGGTCAGCACCGCAAAGCGATCCGCTGTGATCAAAACCTGACTGATGGGAGGTTGACCCGGTTGAGCTGTAACCCCCACACCAATCCCGGCTAGATACCGCTGACCATCCTGGGTCACCTGAGTCTTGATCGTGTACGTGGCATCCAACTCCCCGTCCAGTGTGGCAAGCGTAGACATGGCCGTCTGTGCGGTCGCTGAGGCCTGATTAGCAACCCCTGCCGCCGCAGTAGCCGCTGCCGCTGCATCCGTAGCCGCCTTATCGGTTACAGCCACCCATGCGGACCCATTCCAGCGCTTAGGAGTGTTAGCTCCCCCGTTAGTATCGATCCACAAGTTCTGGGGTAGCTGGTCAGCCGCCGCTGGAGTGGCGTTCTGGGTCAGGACCTTACCTTTACCCCCTGCCAAGTCAGAAGCCGCCTGGGCTGCTTGAGCGGCATTGTTAGCGCTGGCCTGAGCGCTACCGGCCACGGAAGTCGCAGTGTTGATTTGCTGGGTGAAGGTACTGCGGTCGTTGTTCTGAACCTGAATGACATTATCGATTCGCGAGTTAACCCCACTGAGGTCAGCGGCGGTTTCGATAAATGTCAGCAGTTCCTGAGACAGCTGGGTTTTGGTAATCTCGCCGGTCAGGTAGTCCAGAATGATTGTGGCGTCTGTCTCGGTGTCTCCCCGCAATGGGCCAACAAACGGACCAACGTTACCGATCTTGTCTACCAAGCGAATCCAGAAATAGAACCCGCTACCATGAGCCAAGCCCATCATGGTCATCTTGTTTTGGGGGTAGGCATAGTCGCCTTGCTTAGTTGCCGAGTTGATATTGGTGTTAAGCGAGTACCAAATCTCACTCCGCTGCATGGTTTCTATATCCAGCGTGGCCGGGAAGCCCCAATTTAACTGGATGCCCATAACCAGCTTCTGAGCCGTGAATGAGGTTACGCTGGGTGGAAGCGAGGTTTTGCCCGCCAGCTGAAACTCAACCGAGTTAGCCCACACTGATCCAAGGTCCATTGAGTTAAACGCCTGGACTCGAACCTGGTAGCGGCCCGCAAGGATACCTTTTACGTCGATGGACGTAGTACCTACGCGGCCCCCATAGATCCAGTTGCCATTGTTGTACTTCCACTGCATCTCGTAAGCAACCGCGTTAGGAGCAGGGTCCCAAGTAGCGGTCATGGTAGTCTGCACCAAACCTTGGCTGGTGGCAAAGTCCGAGATTACCGTGATGTTCTTAACCGGAGGTTGAATGCTTGGTGGAATAATGGTTACTGGCGGAAGCTCAAGCCGTGTGCCATCGTCTACCGCCCCGAACTTGCCGGGTATATGCAGAGTGGCGGTGACCTTGAAGTTCATGTTGGTGCCCTGAAAATCCTCGGAGATTGTCAGGATACGGAACAGCTGGGTAGCCAGTGTGGTCGAGTCGACCGCCCAAATGGAATGCAGCGTGGGGATACTCGGCAGGTCCTGGTTCAGGGTAACTTGCTGAACATCCTGGGAGTAGGATTCAAGGTCCCAAGTAACGGTTCCGTTATCCCAGGTGATTGAGGTTCCATCCCAGGTGACCGGGTGGCCTACGCCAGCAACCACACGGGTGACCGCGACACCATTCGGCATAATGACTGTAATCTCATCGCCGGTATAGACGGTTACATCGTCGTCCAGCACCAGCTGGTTAACCGTAGCGCTCCTGAGGCGCCCCCCAATGCGGCGACCGGCCCGGTCATTGTTAGCGATACGAACAATCCTGCCAGGACGCACTAGGGTGCCATCCAGGCCGACCGTGAAGTTAACCGTTTCGGTTTCCATCTTGTTGGTCAATAGCATCCAGCGACCCAGGCGTTGAGCCTGAGACTGGGAGGTGCAGCCAATGGCTGTAGCCTCGGTTTGACGGTGGCCGAAGAGACGCAACGTCTCGGAGTCTTCTACGTACTCGACTTTGGCCCGATAGAAGTCCTTCGGGTCGTTCCAGGACACCAAGCAGATGCTGTACCGAGTCTTGCGACCCGTACCGCTGTACTCAAACTTGCCGTCCAGCACGTTTGCATTGGTGTAGGTATATTGGGGATCTTCTGGCATGTCCGAGGTAACCGTGACCATGCCCCCACCCCAATAAGCCATGCCCCGGAAGATTGCGGCCAGGTCCTGGATAACCCGCAGGGCATCTGCGCGTTGTTGCAGGTAAAGGTTGCAGGTGAAACGGGGCTCTGTTCCCCCCTTACCGTCAGACACCAACTGATCGCAATACTGAGCAATGCGGTAAAGTTCATAACGGTCAACTTGGTACTGCTTGATCAAGTGCCCCAAACCATACCGATCGTTTAGCACCAGGTCGTAATAGATCCAGGCAGGGTTGTTACTATAGGCCAGTTTAAACGTACCATTCCACACACCGGTGTAGGTTCTCGTTACTGGGTCATAGTTGGTTGGTACACGCAGAATGATGCCGTCCAGTTCGTATGCCCGGGTCGGGGTCTGGCTGAATTGGGAGGCGTCAAACTTCATGCCGAAGATGGCACTGTTCGGATAACGCAACTTGCGGTCAATAACCTCGGTGTATGAAACCACAGTTGTCGAGTCGGTGTTGCCCTGGGTTCCGTTCGGGGTCAGGCGGGTGACTCGCAGTGTCCAGCCCGAGGCAGACTTAGGCAAGTCGATACGGTGAGTCCGTTCGTATTGTGTGGTAGTCTTCCCGTCAAAAGCACCTTTAACCATCTGAACAAAGGCACCATCGCCTGTCTTGAGTTCAATCAGGTATTCAACCCGAGTACCAACCGTATCCCCGTTAGTGGGGTTCTGGTAGAAAAGGCGGGGAACCGCCAGCAAAACCCGAACACCAGAGAGCTGGTTATTGGTCAGGGTTTGCGTGAATGGCGTAGTGGCGAGCAGGGGAAAGTTTACCTGACGCTCATTCTCTACAGCCGGGAACCCGGGAAGATACTCCTGATCCTGAGTCCCCAGCCGGTATTGAATCTGCATGCTGCTGTAGTTGTTTGTGCCATCGGAGTTTTGAACCGGAGTCTCGTTAAGAAATACCGATTGCAAACCATTCACTAATCCCTTGATCTCACCCTCACTGCAAAGGTCGAGGATGTTAGCGTAGGAAATACTGGCCAAGCTGTCGGGGGATTCAACAGCGGCGCGGGGTGGATCTTCGCCACCCTTGTTACCAATCAGGAAAACTGTCATTGCTGATCCTCGGCTTGAATGCCAGCGCTGATAACGTAGCTACCAACGATCATGCGGCCATAAAGGATTGGGATAGCCCCGCCCTGGGCGCTGGTATTGACCGGCCCATTAAAGGAGTAACTCGCCCGGTTATTGGGGGCATCCTGAGTTCCCAGTCCCTTGGTCTGTGGTGAAAGCATCGAGATGACGCCCCCGGCCAACATGGTGATGGCTGCAGGCCACAGGGCGGGGAAGAACACCGCTGCAACAACCAGGACAACACCGATGATGGTTTGCAGGAGGCCCTGGCGTTTATTGCCGATTACGATGGGGGCGATACGAATCTCATCAGAACCACACGGGTGTTTGAGCTGGTCGGCTCGCAGGTTGTTCTTGCCGGTGAATACGCCAAAGGTGAGCCCGCGATCTTTAGCGCCGTAAAGAAACTCTTCGAAACCATCAATCAGGTTACAGAGAGCCCCGATTGCCTCAGCGGGGGAATGAACCACAAACTCATGGTATCGACCAAACAGGTGGCCCAGGATGCCATAGAGTTTGATTACTCGAACTTTATCTTCCTTAGCAAAATCAGCCATGATGTCTCCACACACTGACGGTGTTTTTCAGCCAGTAGCCCCCGTATACGTCCCGGCTTGAGTCTCGACCATAGACGTGGTGCAGGATGCTACCCGGAGTTGGTAAAAGGTCCGGCTGTGACTTGAGGGTACCATCAGCCAGGTAGATGGCTGCATGGTTGGGAACCGGAGAACGAATTTGCATCAGGATAACATCGCCGTCCTGATACTGAACTTCCTCGGGATCTTCCTTAAGGCGAACAAACCCCGCTTTCGGCAAAAGCTCCAAGTACAGGTTTTGTCCGTTATTCCACCAGTCGTCCTCACGCTCATATTGGCCGAGGTCAATGCCCTTCTCCCACTGGTAGTAGTCCAGCACCACCTGGAGGCAGTCCAGGGTACCATGAAGGAATTTGCGACCTACCAGCGGGGATTTATACCCGCATGGGTTAATCAGGCTGTAACCGTCCCTCAGGAGCTCTCCGGAGTCGTTACGGTTCACCGAGTAGATATGCCAGGGCAACCCCAAGTTCTCACAGGATACCCGGTCGCCTTCGCTAGCCAGTGAGGACCAGTTGGGGTGAGAGTGAACCACACCCACGACTGGCGAGATGTCCTCGGCTTCGGCGTACTGTTCGGGCGCGATACGGAAACTCTCGAGCGGGGTAGCCGAAACGTTCTTGCAGGGGAAGTAGGACCCGTTCTTGAGTAACAGGCCGCAAGCCTCGTTGGGATACTCGGAGATGATGTGCTGGTCGATATGGGACTGAGTAGAGGCTTTCATCGGATAAGTCCTGCAGCTGGAAAGGATCCGTATGGCAGAGGGTTATTCTCCCCGAACCGAAGCGCGCAGCTTCTGGGAAGTCCGCCGCACTTATCTTTAGTTGCGTCGGTTGTAATGATGTCGAATTCGGTAGCCACTGGCGGGCCGTTATAGCCACAGTATGGGCCACGATAGCCGCCGATGATAAGCCAGCGGCAAGCGTTAGCCAGAACCTGACCCCGGGGTAACTGTTGGCCCTCAAAGTCAAGTGCTGAGGATAGTTCAAATTGAACCTGGAGGTTATTCTCGAGAGACTTTCGCTCGATGTACCAAACCTCTGGGGGCATCTGCTGCTCAGGATCAGACTCGGGCATACCGTCCAGGTATTTGCTGAGTGTGCGCCGACGCGTAACCACAGAACCAACCAGGTCGTGGAAGTAAAGGCAAAGCGAGGTGATGAAACCCTCGACGTTCCCGAGGCTCAGTGTGGGACTCGGCTGTTTGGCCGTACCCGTTACCTCGAAGCCAGTAGCCCCCACTGCCCAGTTCCGGTACTCGAGTCCCTGAAACGTGATGATGCCCTCGAAATTATGCGAATGGAAGCGATAGATCTCCGCCCCCAGCCCACTTGAGTCAATTTCGAAAAGTTCTATCAGTTGTCCCGGTTCTAATGATTGAACGTCGGCTGTAATCACTTAGCCACCTTATCCCGGGCATCCGCCCTTTTCTGTTGAATGTCCTCGGGGATTTCCTTTCCCGTCTCCAGGAACTGGACGGCGTACCAGTCGGTAGACTGGAGGTAGGCGATAGCCTCGGACTTAGCCAATTCCTTAGCCGTTTCTTCTTCGGCCTTTACCAGTTCTTTCTGTCCAAAATCAATTTTCATTTTTCACCTCCACTGGAGCTGTGTCGGGAAACTTAACCTTGCCGGAGGCCACAGGTATGACGATTGGTTTTGCCGGGTTACGCAATTCCTCGGGGGAATCAGCGGACACCCGCAAATAAAGCGTCATGTACAGATCCCGACCTTTGCGTTCTACGTAAGTGCCGGGAACGAAGTAGGGCGAGTCAATTGCCGAGTACGGCAAGCGCTGCCCATCCTCCAGCGGGTTGAAGTCGAAGTCTTCACCATTAATGGTAATGATCGATCCCTTGACACTGGCTTCGATTTGAAAGTCGGGTGAATCGGTCAGGTAAGCGAACAACTGAATATAGATCATCCCCAGAAAGCCTCGAGTCTTAATGAAACGTTGAAGGTTTGTGCAGTTGGACCATTGCGAACTGCCACTCGAAAGATGCTACCAGACGAAGGACACCAGCATGATGGAACCGTGTAGTTATAGTCGGTCTGGGGAACCACAGAAGCGGTTGCATGCCAAGGCTTAGAAAGATCAAAAGCTGTTGGTACTGCCCAGTCGATTACTCTTTGCTCGTTAGCTGCAAGAGCCGATCCCGCCTGCTGGAACGGGAGGATCATAATCATCGACCCATTACGAAACCGTGTAACCGTCCATCCGCTGATAATCACCGTTGAGACGATACCGCCGTTAACAACGGTGGGGTCAGCAACAACGTTCCGGGAGTTGTACTGCTTGGAGTAAGCCCCCACTGTGCCACCAATCTTACTCCGAATGTAAATTTCGTTCGTACTTAGGTCATGAATAAACTGACCCGCGTACCCGGCACTAACCTGTAGCGTCATGGTAGCCGCGTCGTTACCGGATACCGGCGCGGTGTTCGAGTAGGCAAATGACGCCCCGGTATTGGCCTGCCCGGTTGCTATTGACGCATCGGGTGTCATTGTACGGTTCAGGAGGGCAATTTGCAGCCCGTTATCCCCGGACAGTAAAGATCTATACCAAGCACCCCACACGTTGGCCCTCATTGCACGCTGATAAGAATTTCCATCTACGGCTGAAACCTTCTGGGTTCGGTTGTTAGACTCACCCGTCTGCAAGGAAAGAAAGCCAGTGATATTTCCGATACCGGCTAGGGTCCATGTGCCCCAATACGAATGGGCACTAACCACGTAGTTATCGGGGTTAAGGTTAGTTCCAAGGAAGGCAGCATTGTTATTGAGCCCAATACCTCCGTATCCCGTGGTCATGATACGGGCCGGTGTGGGATCGTAAAGGTCAAGTACCAATTCAGCAAAAGAATACGCCGTTGCACTGGCATTGCGAAGGTATGGAACCAGGCCAGCCGCCGTACCAATGGCAGTGGCCAAACTGGTCAGCTTAGCATTCAGGGGCTGCTTACCCGGGAGGGCCGTGTTAGCTGTATCCGCCGCGTTTTTTGCGGCATTAACCCGAGTGTCGAGTTCCGCAAAGTTAGCATTGATCTTTTCGCCACCCGACCGAAGTGCTTCACCCGTTCCATCGTTGGCAGCCTGACCTAAGTTGATGCTTACGATACTCATGGGAAGAATACCTGCTCAAATGTTGCGTTCAATTTTGACTGAGACGCCACATGTGGGTTCTCGGTATATGTTTTGCAGATAAAGCGTAGCGGGGCGGGGTAGTTAGGGGGAGTCCACAGGAAGGACATGTAGCCCTGGTGGTCGTCCAGGAAAGTGCGAACGGCAAGGACATAGGCGTAGTCGTTATCCACGACCACGTTCCAGTTGGTTGACTTGCCGTTCAGGCCGTCGCCAGCCCGTTGCACGTAGTTATCACCGAAGCTAATCTGCTTTGTCTTCAAGTTAGTTGTTCCGGTGGGTTTGGTTTCTACCTGAAAGTTGAAAACTCGATTACCCATTTCTTGCCTCCGTCTGGTTCCACAGTAGCCCGCCCGGGCTTTGTTCTTCCCGGATAGCCTGCACCGCGACATTCTTCATGACCTGGGCAAACCGATTGCTGTTCTCATCATCCACGTTACCCCCGCTGGTCTCAGCGGTCGTATTCCCCCGGTTATCGACGTTTACCTGCACCGTGACGTTTATACCGCTAGCTGAGGCGCCCTGAGAACCGCCTGAGAGCGGCGTAACGCTACCGGCCTGGTTATCCAGCAGATACGAACGACCGTTCCTGTTATAGAGCTCAGGGCCGTTCTCAGCTACCTCGTACATCTGGCCTGCTACAGTAGGACCCCCTGAGGCCCGACCGGGGAACGATACGGACGCCGAACTGGCATCAAACTGAGAACCAAAGTTAGCTGCGCCAGTTGCCGCGCCGGAAGTTGCGGACGATGCGAGTGCACCACCACCGCTTCCGCCAAAGAAGCTGGCACCGATCCCAATAAGCGTTCCAAGCCAGCCACTGCCAGAACCCCCGCTGGAAGAACCAAATAACTTGCTTGCCAATTGTGCAGCGGCTGCCTCAGCTGCCATTCGCTGAACAACTTTAAGGAAGCCGATTAACATCCCATCCAGCCCCTGAGAGAAGGGGTCGAATAAGAAGTCAGCCATCGCATCTTGCACGTTCCGGGCGGCTTGCTTCCCCAGTTCATCCAAGTCGAGAAAGGTTGTCTTCTGGGCTTCCTGCTGTTTATCGTACTCAGCGGTTACCTGGTTCACCATGTCCTTTTGCTGAGCCGCGCTGATCACACCTGCCTGTTGAGCCTGCCAGAGGGTTTCGATTTGTTCCTGGTATGCAGCGGCGGCCTTCTGAGAGTCAGTCCACATCGACTCCTCGATCTTAGCCACTTCCCCGGCAAGTCGAATCCTTTTCTCGTAGGCCTGTTCCACACCATGTAGGTCGTCCAGTTCCTTTTGTCGATCCTTCTCCAATCGAGTCATCAAGTTAGAACGTGCCGCCGATTCGGCAGTCGTGTTCTTCTCGATGATAGCCTTGCGCTTTTCGTAAGAAGCGGCGATAGCCTCTTCCTGCGTATTAAGCGAGGCTACCAGTGCGTCAAATTCCTTTTTCTGCGCCTTGGCCCTTGCGGCTTCCTGTTTTTGCTCAGCTGATGTGGGACCGGTCTTTCCATCGCCGCCAACTTTGAATCCCGCTAAACGATCCTCGTTTAGTTTCTTGCGGGCTTCCATCTGTTTTTCATACTCAGTCCGTAGATCCTTACCGGCCTGAATCTGGACATTAATGGAATCGAGTGCCGCGTCCTTCTCTTGGGAAATATCGTCAATCATGGAGTCATAGACTTCATTCGATTGCCGCATCTGTTCCTTGTAACGGGCGGTTACCTCCTTGAAGGTTTCATCCTTCGATACAGCCGCCCTTACCAAGTCCCATCCGTACTGAGCCTCCGTGGCCGCGTTGTGGAAAAAGGTAGTAACCTCTACAGCAGCTTCCTGGAAGTAGGCCCGAATCTCAACGGGAAATTCCTTGAAGCCAAGGTACATACCTTTACTTGCATTTTGCGCACCTTCACCCCACATGTCCCAGGCGTCGTTCAAAACGCCGGTAAGGATGTCGATGGTTTCGGTAATATCCTTTCCCCAGCCAGCCCAGGCGATAACGCTAGCTTGCAGATAAGCATCCATCTCACCCGAGGCAATCATGTCATTCAAGTCGGAAAGCGCAGAGGTGGCAAACCGTACCTGTTCCTCGATCAGTCCGCCGATACCCGACTTGCTGATGTTCAGAAAGAGCATGTCCCATGTATCACCAAGGTTCGAGATGGCCCCGTCCAGTGTGACCATGCGCTTTTCCATCGCGCCAGCAAATTGGTTTTCACCAAGTGCGGTCAGGTACTTCTCAATCTCAGCGGCGTTATTACCCACAGAGGTGGCAACACCCTGGAAGGTAAAAGTTACTTGCTTGCCGGCCACGGACGACTTGATACCAAACTCTTTCAGTCGTTCGAATTCGCCCGTTGCCGCATCCGCTACGGCTTCGATCATCTGGTTAAGGTCTTTACCCATCGCAGATGCGGTGTTACCGTAAGACATCAAAGCCTTTTCGGATGGCGTTAGACCGAGGTTAACCAGCTTGTTAAAACCATCCACAGCCTGAGCGAGGTCATACGGCGTCTTAGCCGCAAAGTCCTGCAAAGCCTCGAAAGCCTTAGCCGCGCCATCCGCTGACTTGGTTGCGGTCAGGAGTCCCGCGTTCAAAGTGTCGAATTGGCGCTGGACTTCCACCAGCTTGTTCAAGGCAGCAGTGGCACTGACTAGGGCCAGGAGGGGGCCTGCCATTTTCTTGAAAGCACTGGTCAGGCCGTCCGTAGCCTTCTCAGTCTTGACGGCTTGTTTCTCAAGTCTGCCTAGCCGGTTGTCCGCTTTCTCTACATCGGTTGTCCTCACTCGTAGTTCGAGGTCTGTGGTATCAACACTCATTTCTCACTCCCCAATAGATTCGGTCGAGTGACCGGATGACGTCTATCTCCCAGGCTTTAACCTGCAGACCCGAGACTTGCTTCCAATAGTGAAGCTCTTGAAAAGTAAGTCTCTCACCCGAACAAACCTCACGGAACCACAACCAAATGTAGTTCAGCTCCTCCGGGCAGGGAGGAACTTCCTCCAGTTGCTTTGGTTTTCTACCAAGTGTTTTCCATACCTGGACAAGGGAAGTCCGAAGGGATTGCTTAGACCCCTTCGGGAACTTGTCTAGTTGGAATTCGGCCCGGGCGTATTGGTAGAGGCCGTCGAGCCGTTGTTGAAAAAAAGGTTACGGCGAGTAGCGATCTGGTTAACCGCCTCCTCGATCTGTGGGGCATTCTTCAGGAAGTTCAACAGGTTTTCCTGATTGAACTCCGTTCCGAAACTCCAGCCCGCAACCAGGGAAGCAACCAACAAACGCTTCTGGTCAATATGGAACTGCTCATCCGGTACCTTGTTGCCGTCGAGTGCATTACGCAGGTTGCGTTGAGAAGCAACGTTAGCAGCACGGAACTCATCCGAATCCACACCACGGACGCGCAGCCAGTGGCCTGAGGGTTCTTTCGAGCCCGGGGCGTAGAGGGGAAGCTCAATCCCCTCGTTGGCTTTGTCTCGAGTGAAGAAGTCTTCGATGTTAAGGGGCTGTGACATGGGGAATTCGCTCTACAAGGATCTGAGTGCCCTGGCTTGGGTCCAGGAGTGCTTGGAATGGCATGCTGAGGGTAATCGGCCCTTCACCCGCTACGTCTGGTTGACCCCCAGTGTATTTCAGGCGGGGGATGGTAATCTCATAGGCGTTACCTTCGCCGTCTGGCATGGTAAAAACCAACGAAGAGTTTTCTTCCGTGATGAACTTGTCCAGCAATCGACTGTCTTCGAAGTAGGCAGTTACCTGACCAGTCAGGTTGGAACGAGAAACCGAGGGCTTAATAGAAACCTTGGAACCGACGACGAATCGAGCCGCCATGCCGTTATCCAAGTTCAAGGTCAATTCCGTGACCACAGCAATGGGAGTGCCCGACTCGCTCAAAGTGCCCGTGAAGGAATCGAGCGGGGAAGTGGTGGTGGCGGGGGCCACGGTAGCCCCGGCGAGAGGCACAGTGTCCAAGCTGGAGTCCAGGCCTAATACGCCAATAGTGCCAGTCACCATGGCGTTAGCCGCAATGGTCAGGGCCAGCGTATTGAACTCGACGCCACGGAAACGGTGGTAGGGCTTGTTAGCCGTCCCGAGGTCCGCAAAGAAGCGTTCCAAGCTGAATGTGCGACGTACGACCCCGGCTTTGAGCACATTACCCGTCCAGGTGCCCTGCAAGAGCGCCTCGAGGATCATATCGAAAGAGCCATAGCTCAACTCGATACTGATGTCACCGCCGACCTGTCGAGCGCCCAGGCGGAAGTCAGCAATCTGACGGTCATCACGGAGTTCCTCGGACTGGAGAGACTCCTTAGAGATGGCGAGAGTGGTGCCCGTGTGGCGAACTGTTTGCCAAGCGGGATTGGTTGGGGTGATCCCGGGTGTCACTTCGGGAACGATGCGTAAACTATGACGAGAGCCGTCAGCCATGGGGTGTTACCTCCGAATGAGTGCATACCAATAAATGGTGAAGGGGTTTACTAACTTGCCGTCCATGTCGTCAAACCGTCCAAGACCGGAACTTCTGATGATGACCTCCTGGTCCTCGAAGAAGATCCTGCGTCCCGCCTTGAAACTTTCACGGAGGGAATCCCCCAGCCGACTTGGCGTAAGAACTCCTTTATCGACGGGGTACTTCAACAACACTTGCGCGATCCCGTCCACCATATCCTCGCCCTCGTCTCCGAGGGTATAGGCACTGGGCGGGTTCTGAATAATTGAAACGTCAGCGTAGCCAACGTTGGATGGCGGTTTCCACGGAGTTCCTTGCGTTCCGAAGGGCACCATGTTGGGTACGGCTTTGATAGCCGCTATAAGGGCCTGGTAAACTTGCGTTTGGCTCATAGTGAGTTACTCTGGGCTATGCGAGCAAACCGGGCGGCATTCTTCCTTAGCATCCCCTGAGGGGCTTTGATGCGAGACCACCCGAGATACTCGATACGATAAGCGTATGGAAGGTTGTTTCGAAGGTAAACCGTATCCGCCAGGTTGGCACCATCGAGCACCAGACTAATTTCCGAAACAGTCTGTTCCACGGGGCGGTACTCGATGGCTCCCGCAAGTGAGTGGCCTGTGCTGCACCTCCAGTTGGCCCTAAGGGTACCTTCGAGAACTGGTGTATCGTAGATGACGGCCCGGAACAATCGGAGAATAATCTCACGCTTGTTCTTCAGCATCTCCGCCTCTACCTTTTTCTTCCAAGCAGAAACTCCAGCGGAAAATCCCATGTTAGGTCCTCCGAATCAATCCCTTGAACAAGATGTCGGTTACGCCGTCAGGTGCCAGGTCGGTACTGTTCTCATAAGTCCACCATTCGTCCTTGTAGAAAACCTGGTGCAACGGTTCTGGGCTGTACTGAAGCCCCTGCGTGGAAACGATAACCTTTCGAACCTTTGAAAGATCAATAACACCATTCTCGCCCTTGTACTGATCGGGGTCTCCATTGGGCGGAAGAATAACAGCCCACACGGTCTGGGTGATATACGGTTCCTGGCCGACTACTGGTTCCTCAGTAACGGGATCAATTTCAACCGGCGTACTCTTCCGCCAACTAAACTTGTCGCCGTTATTGCGAATCAGTCTTTCTGCCGTCGCTTTGCTGCGCAGGTACTTGACGTTCATCCGCGCACCACCCGGACACGGTAACCACCGCCACACATCAGCATGGCCAGCTTCGCATCAACCTTGGGGAACGCGGGGGATTGAGTGAGGCCGTCAGTCGTAGTGGCCGACGCATACTCAACCTCGAGTACGTCTACCTTCTCGCGCTTGACAGCCGTGGTGATGTTGGGCATTAAATCCTGCTCAGTTGCCTCAGCCGTAGCCTGACACTGGGCCTCTTTAACTTGCCAGGGGATAACGTTGTTGGGGAGTTCTTCTCGACCCACACAAACGCAATCGCGTGGCCAAGATGTTCTTTGGAATACCCGGTGCCCTTTGAATCGGGCTTCCAGGGATTCAATGTAATCGAATGCGTTGACGGCCATCACTTCCACACCAGCATCTTCGGGTGGAAGTTCAATACCGCGTGCCTCGCAGTAAGCACGAATCTCTGCAACACTTGCGTAAGAGTTGGCCCCGGTCACGCCGGTTCCATCTTCAATAATCAGGGCCATCTCTTTTTACTCCAGGAGGTTCAGGTAGGTTCTCGTCGTCGGTGCCGTGTAGCCTCTGGCGTAACGGCGAGAATTGCCCCTAGTAATAATACCCCCCTTCGGGGGGTATATTACAGCAAGTCGCGGGACTACCCAAAAATTTATTCTTCGGTTTCTTCTACTTCGTAGTAAGCAACCAGTTCTGCCAGGATTTCGTCCTTGGAACCCTTAGGCTTGTCGAGAGTAACTTCGTGAGCCGCCGCTAAATCCAGGAGTTCTTGTTTCTTCAACGAACGCAGGTAGTCCAGGGTAACTGCATCCTCGGCGGGAAACCCGCCGCCATTGGCGCGGGCCTCCTTGTCGTCAGTCTTGCTGATGATATCGTCACCGGCTTTGCCTTCGGTCGGTACGCCCAGGCCGATAGTGCCATCTTCGTTGGCAGTAAAGCCCCAGGTAGCCTTGTGTTTACGGCGGATAATGTTGTCACCAGTCATGTTTGCTCTCCAGCGAGTGCCAGGCAATTAAGCCTTCAGCGCCGCGATAGTTGCGTTAACTTTAGCCTTCGTCGCGTTGATCAGGGTCAGCGCGGTTGGAAGATCAGTGGCGTCGGGAGTAGTGATGGCGGTCAATGCCGCAATCGCCGCTTTTTCTTTTACAGCACCGCCACCTGCAAGCCAGTCGTACAAGGCCTTGAGTGAGCGGGGTAAAGCCGAACGTGGTAAAGGCATTTTTACTTCTCCTGGAAGTTGCCATCCTTGGCAGAGGAAGTTAACCGGCGACGGCGACGGTCATGAATGCCAACGGTACGTGTTCACGTGGCAGAACACGGTTCCAGTTGGTGGCGTTAGCCAGGTCAGCCCACGATGCGGAGGCCGGACGGGTCTCAGTACCGTTGCCAGTGATCACCGCGCTGGTGAAGGTGTAGCCCAGCGGGTGCATGATCCAGTTGCGACGAGTCCACAGGACTTCGACGCCACCGCCGTTACCGCGCTCTTCGACTTCCGAGTAACGCAGGCCGTTCGACGGGGTTTCGGTCGCGTAACCGATAGCGCCTGGACCGAAGAAAATGATCAGGCTACGGCGCGAACCGGAGGCACCGAAGATCGGCATGCCGTTATCGACCACGATCCGGGAGCCCTGGTAGAACGGGATCTGGGTCTTCTGGTCGGAGTCGGTCACGAAGTCGATCAGGTTCAACTTCTGGATCTGGGTGTAGACCAAACGGTGCATTGCAACCACACCGTATACGCCCAGCTTGTCGCCCAGTTGAGCCTGGGTGTCGATCCAGTCGTCAGCGGTGAAACCAGCAGCAGCCGCATGGACCATGTCGTTCTGGGTGTGGTACGCATCGGTCGCGCCGATGTTGTCGTTGTAGATACCCAGGGCGGTGGCGATCAGGCGACGTTCGGCTTGGCGTGCCCAGTAGTTGTCGAGGACCGACGCGACGTAGGCCAGCGGGTCCTGCTTGGTGATGGCCTTGACCAGTTCCATGGTACCGAAGCCTTCGTTGAGGAAGGCAATGCGGGCCGTTTGCAGGCCAGTGGTCACGTTACGCGGAGTTGCGATGTCCTCGAAAACGTCGTTCGAGTAGTTCGGCTCAACGCTGGAGTCAATCGGGTTCCAGAAAGGAACCGAAGAAGTCACTGCCGCCGCATTCAGTACCGCTTGAATGCGTGGGTCACCGCCTTGCAACACGCCCGACTGGAAGAACGCGGTCGACTCGACCGGGTCTACCGTCATGAACGACTCAACGATTGGGGTATAGGAACCCCGTGGACCGATGATGTCCTCGAGCGTGGTCACAGCACCAGCAGGCATGGACTTAGCCATTGCTTGTTGGAGCAGGCCAGCGGAGGCGAAGAATGCAGCAGCGACCATGAGGCCGCGAGTGGATGGCTTATTCATAAAGGGTATAACTCCAGGTTAGCGGATTTTTGGATTTTTGGACTCGGCCAGCAACTGCTGGAAGAGAGCCGGGTTTTTCTGCTGGAGTTCCACACGCTCTGGGCCTGTGTAGTCCGACAGTTTGGTCTTGCCGTTGGTAGGTCCTTTACCTTTGCCAGGGGCACCGCTCCCGGAACCTTGCGAACCACGAAGAAGAGGGGCATACTTCGTGTCGTTTTCGATCTCAGCCTTGAGTTCGTCCACAGTCATCGAACCGACATCGCCATCGGGGTCAAGCACCTTCACCACCGCTTTGCCGTTTTCCAGCACGGTGGTCAGTCGGGCACTAACCATTGGCAACATCAGGTCGGGAAAGTCGGTCAGGTCGTTTACCAGCACAGTCGCACTTGCTGTACTGGTCAGGCGAGAGATCTCGCCCATCAGCTCGGTTTCACGCGCCGTAAGCTTGCCCTGGGCGTCAGTTAACTGGCGCTCGAGTTTCTGCAACTTGAGGGCATCGGCACTGTTTTTGTTCGGATCGCCCAGCGCAGCGATCTGGTCTTCCAGATCTTCAATCTTCGACTGAAGTTCGGTGACACGAGTCTGAGCCTGTTTGCGCTGATTCTTTTCATGTTCCTTGGCCCGCTTCAATGCGCCGGTGTCTTCCAAGCCGGTAACGTCGAGGCGGAAGCTACCGTCTTCTTGTTCGGTATATTCCTTGGCAACGTCAGCCGAAAGACCGTCGAGGGTTTGGAGGATGAGTTGTAAAGCCATGAGCACTGCTCCTAGATTTTCGCCATTTCAAAGGCGGTTGGGTTTAAAGCTTTCATTTGAAGAAGGGTTAGAGGCTGGAAGTTCTTGTCCAGTTGTAACTTGGAAAACTCGTCAGCGGTTAAGCCCCCATCACGAAACAGCTTTCCACGAACAGGCCCGAGAGCATTATCCTGGAAGCTGACCGGCTGATTCTTCAGCCACTCGTAATAGGTAGTCGATTGATCCACCGGACCAAACTCGGCAGACCGTGTGGCCCCTTCATCCCACACACTGGGCTTGAAGTAGGGCACGGTTGTTGACCGGCAACCAATGTGTATCGGCGGGACGGGGCCCTTGCCAATCTGGTAGATCGTTTGATCCAGGGACTTGCATTGCTGGGAAGTTTTCCCGTCCAGAGTGGAAACCCACTGGTAGGAATCGATCAGGTCCGAGTTGGCATCCCAGGTTGATTCTCGCGATTGCTGGGAGACGTGTTGGGTAGCCGTGCGAACAATTGTTCGGGCGTCGTTAGCGTTTCGGCTGATTACGCCATCCCGATAGTTGCGTGCTTTAGTGCCGCGTATCGCCTGCACTGTCTGGCTGATCGTCCGGCCCTGAGACATGCTGATCATAATTTCCCGGTTTACCCGGTTGATCTGTCGAGTGCTCAAGTCGGTCAGAAACGGCTCCAGCAGTTCACCGGTGGCTTGAATCGGTTGGTACTGAAGGTCTTCCCAGGTAACCTTTGGCTTAGGCTTCTTTACCACTGCCTTGATAGCCGCCGCCTCAGCGATTGTCACGATCAACTGATGCTCAAACAAGCCTTCGGATTTAGAAAGCTCCTGAAGGTCGTCAGTAAGCTTCTTTTGCTGTTTCAGGTATATCGGGGCTTGTGCGTCCCGAAGATCGCTGAGAAGCTGCCTGAGGCGCTTACGGGATAGATCCGAAAGCCTCTGGTCCTCGATAGCGTTGAGAACCTCACGAATAGCCGTTTCGGCGTCCGCAATCGCCTGTTCATAGTCCTTAACGTACCCGGCCTTCAACCGCTCCAAGTAAACCTGATGACGAGAAAGCACGTCGCGGGGGTTCGGGATCTTAGCCATGGGGTTATTCCTCGGCCACTGGCTCTACAGGAAGTCCGGTTTTAGGATCGATCTGGGGGTTGGACATTGAGTTGAGCTTGATGTCTTGCTCCATCTCGGCATCAATTTCTGCCTTGGCTTTCACATCATCCTGGTAGGCCACACCGCCACGCTTCATGTTCCAGCGGTACTCGGTCCAGGTGATACCACCACCCTGCCAATCAGCCAGAAGCTGTTGGCGATCTTGTGGAGACATGCGAGACAGTTCGAAGTCGGTGTTAATCTCGACAACCACCTTGCCACTGCCGTTCGCGTAGATCAATGCAGACTCGATGGCCCGCGTGTAGGCAGCCGAGGTGTTCTTAGCCACAGAGGACAACGTGGAGTTCTCGATTACCGAGTCACGGTTTTCCTCGGTTGCGGTCGAAGCCACCGATTTGTTTTCTGCCAGCTTCGCGCCCAACGCCACCAGCATGTCGGCCTTTTGCTTCATGCCGTTTTCAGCCATGGTGTTTGGCTGCATCTGCAATAGCCCCATCTGGCCGCCAGATGGTAATGGAATGAACTCACGAGTGCCGAGGCGCAGTTCGCCTTTCCAGGCTTCGGCCAGCCAGTTCTCGGTAATGCCTGACGCCCAGGGAGTTGGCTGACCCATCATGAAGATGGTTTCCTCATACTCAGCCGAGTTACGATAGTGGCCGATGTTGACGTGAGCCATACCCTCGAGAGGCGGCTTGTCAATCTCGGAATCGTTGTCACTGGAGCCGATGAACTCGAACGGGATACGGTCCCAATTCTTGCCGTTACCCTTGGTGGGGTACGTCGGCTCCATCGCCTTGAACTCGCCAGTGTCGGGATCGTCACGCCACACTGTGGATTGGAATATGAATGGGCCAGTTCCATCCTCGCCGCTGCGCACCATGCGCAACTCGCGATACTGGGTGTCTTCCTTGGCGTCGAAGCCATCGTCTTCCTTCGTGTAGGTCTCTTCGAGTACCAACAGCGAGAGAAACTTTTGGTTATCGACGGTAGACCAGCGCCAGTTGATAATCCGCTCAGCCGTGTAAGCCGTGATGGTAGGCCGTACCCGGTTAAGCGATTGATCCTCCCGGGTTACGCGCTGGCCGGGTTGCGCGGTATAGTCGGTGTAGAGACCAGCCCGACCCATCGCCAGCACTTCGCCAGCCGTGTTCTTGATCTGCTGTTCAAGCCCGGTCGATTGACCATCTACGTCCAACAGCATGATCTTCAGCACAGACGGCAGTTCGATCTGAGTCTCACGGTAGAACATCTGACCAATGAAACCTTCGTGAGTCCGTGACGTGGCGTCAAAGAAGATGGCCCGCAACACATACGACGCGTACCGCTCGTTAGCGTAGGGAGACTTGTCGGTCGGGTCGGGGACTGGCAGGTATTCAACGCCAGCGGCCTTAACAGCGGCGGGGCCATCCAGCACATCCCGAATCATCTTATAGACGGGGGCAAGTTTAAGAACTTCCTTCCGTTTGTCTTTAACGCTCATTTGCGTGCCTCACCTTAAGTTTGGATGCCATAGGCTTAGGACCAAGAACCTTGTAACGAACATCGTCATAAAGGTGGTCTTCCGACTTGGTATCAACGTCTTCTGTATTGTCCGGGTCGCGGGGCAAGTTCGGCAGGATAGTGATGGCCATCCGGCAGTTGTTCATGAAATACAAGCCCGGTCCTTCTTTGTCCTTCATGCGACCCCTGACCAACTCGAGACCGTTAACGCGAGTACCAGCCGCTTTGTTAGCCGGTATCCAGCGCACGCCTTCTTCTGCCATCTTGTCGCCAATAGTCGGAACGTCCGACTGTGTGGTCTGGTAAATCTGACTGTCAGCCGGTCCGGGTAGCACAGTTCCCCGAATCCAACCTTGATCTAACATGTCCTTCTCGCGCTTTTTAATTCCCTGCGCAATTTCCTTAGCCGAAAGTTTCAACCCGGCATTTTCTCCAACCGCTTTGCACATGTACCATTCCGCGATCCGTATAAACGATCCGCGTGGGAAGCATCTGGTGACCTCGTACTCACTGAGTACGCCGTTCTCAAATTTCCGCTCCAGGTATGTAACCTCTTCCCCGTTGCTCTCAGCCCACCACCCCACAGAGGCGGGGTGCGAAGAACCCCAGTCAAACGAGCGGTCCAGTCGCCAGCTCGCAGGGATGCGGAAGCGGGGCAGGACCAAGTGTTCTTCGTTCCACACGTCATCGAAAGCGCCGCCCGCGACAATGTTCCAATCGCCGTCGCGCATTGCTTTGATAAGTGCGGGGTCGCCCAGACCTTCGAGCCGGTTGATATAGTCCGGGTCGTTCGTTGTCAGGGTCGGGTTGTCTTGCAGCTTGGCGGGGATGTAAGCCCGCAACATGCCGCCATCGGCCTTACGCGTTCTGGAAACTTCCATCGGCGGGCCGTAATCAACGAAAGTGCGTTTCACCCAGACGTGGCCCGTCGATCCCGGGTTACTGCCACACAGGATCAAGGGCAGCTTCTGTTTGAGTGTGACGCCTGGGGTGAACTCAACGTCTGGAACTTCCAAGCCGCCGAGTCGAACACGGTTACGCAGGAACCGATATTCTTTTTCTGTGAAGTGAGTCAGTTCGTCCATCAACAACACATGGATCTCAGGACCCTGATACTTCAGCAAGTCCTTCTCGTGTTGCAGGTGGCATAGGTGAATCTTCGAACCATTCCAAAATTGGATGTAGTTCTTCGAGATATTCACCTTGCAGAGTTTGGCTTCTATCCAAGGCCACAGGAGCATCGGGAACCCACTGGGCCCCTCCATGTGGTTCTTGTAAAGGTCACCGAAGTGCTTACGGAAGATGTAGACCTGCAGTCCAGGACACATCACGCAAAGCAGTATGGCGAGGATACGCATCAGGTGGCTCTTGCCTCCACCCGCTGCACCGCCGTAAAGGATTTCGTTAGCGAGGGTGGTGAGTACCAGCCCCTGCTTGTCATGAAGGTTAAAATCGAGCGCTAGCGTCATAAGGTCACTGACCT